ATCGTGGTATCGGTTTCGACGCCTTCACCTTGCTCGTTGACTTCCTGCTCGCGGCGCACGACCGTTACGAACTGGCCCGCCACGAACGGGTCGAAGATTACGTCGTCTACATCGATGAGGCTCATCTCGCCTTCGCCCTAATGACGTGCGTTATCGCAGCTCTTAAAGCTCCGGTATCCACAAGAGGAGTAAATATCCCCTCGCCCGGTGCAGCGCCGGCGGCATTCGCCGCAACCTCGGCGCGCCGTTTACGCCGCCACGTTCCGCTCGCTCGACGCGAAATGCGCTTCTCCACAGTGCTCTCAGCAAGCGGCGGTGGGATGCCCGCGGTAATGACGGCGCGGATGCTGGCGACGGCAGCGAGCCCTGCAGCGTGCAAGCGCGCCGTGACCTTCGAGCTGTCACCATCGATAGCTGCCCTGCCGGCCAGCCGAAGCTGTACCACGATCGCTTTCTTCGCCGCTTTCATACCAGGTCGCATGAACGGCCGCGCCGGGATATTGGCCTCGGGTGCGCCGTTGTCGTGTATGTAGGCCAGGGCAGCATTTGACGGTTCACCGGCCTCGCGTCCCTTAAAGTTCGTCTCGCCGGGCACGCCGACCAGCACATCCTGCTTCGTCAAGGCGCGCGTCGCTTCAACCAGCGCCTTGGTGCGATCCTTCACGAGATGGACGCCGTCCTTCACTTGGGCATTCGCTCAATAACTTCATCTATCAGTACGCTAGAATACCCATTCTCCCTCAAGTAGGACTTAAGCCCCTCGGTAATCTCTACAGGACTACACAACACGTGATAACAAACTTGACATAGGTCGTCAGCCTCGTCGGAAGGCAGGCTAGTCATCCAGTCATTCCCGCACGATCTACAAAAGTATTGTCTCATAGATTTTCATTTCAGGTGTTCCAGTACCAGCCGGGGAAAATGGGGGGGCCTCCCCAGGGCCCAAACGCTGACGGCGTAAACGCCGACCACGGAGGCGCGACGCCCAGCCCCAACTGTATTGGACCGGCACCAGCCATTTGTATCATCCGCCACAGCCGCTGGCCGTAAGTTGTAAGCGTGTAGTCCCCCGCATTGCCGGCCTCGAACGCCGCTGCCCCGTTGTCGTAGCTGACACTGATTGGCCCAACGCCCTTACTGGCAACAGGGCCTGTCTGCGTTCCCGGCAGTCCACCCGTCGCTGCCGCCCTCTGCGCCGCGTACTCCAGGACAAGATTATGAGCCACGAACAGCTCGGCGGCGAAATCGATCATCGCCTGTGGCGGGCTGACCGGCGTCCCCTGCGGCAGCGCATTCGGCGACGGCCCACCCCAGAACACCGGATTGAGTAGGATATTTGCTAGCGCGAGATAGTACGCGATCACGGCCGGAGGGTAGGCGCTCTGGTTTCCGAACTCGGGAAAGTCCTGGATGAACGTCGCAGGCGTCACGCCAATGTTGTTGACGACGGTGGTCATGATAGATAGGGGCCGAGACTCTGCCGGGGGAACTGGGGGGTGTGCAAGTCTCGGCCCCCCTTCCGCTCGCGCGGAACTGTGATCAAGTTAAGACCTCTGGCCATTCTGGTGGGTAAACATCCCTGTTCAAGCGATAGTCATCCAAAGCATTCTCGAATGCCTCCACAATCTCACGAACCAAAGCGTCGTACTTTGGGTCGTCAGGAGCGAAGAATTTAGCAGCGATATCTCTGGCTATCGGTTCCATTGAACATCACTTCGGAGGCTCCAGCCCAGGCTGCCAATGAGTAGGCTCGAAGAATTCCTCAGTGTCAGCATCGGCCTCGAAACTCGTGCAACCGTACAAGCGCCACCATCCGTCAGACTCGTACGCTCCGGCTGAGAAGCACACTCCGTCCGTCAACAGGACTACCGTCCCGTCCTTCGGTGCCATCTCGATTGGTTGCCAGCTCATCTCTTACTTCTTGTTGTACGGGTCTCCACCGTATCCCTGGTTGTAGTTGAACCCAGTGCCCATGCGCCGGATGTCGGCGAAGCTGATCTCCGCGGGCAGATGACCCATGGGCGAGTTCGCATCGCCGGAGAAGTCGGCGGGTGCGCTGCGCCTGCCATGCAGCGCCTCGAGGCGCTCGATGGCGCCGGCTTCGGCAAGTTCGTGGCCGGGCTGGGAAGGTTGAGGAACTGTGGCACTGTCCCGCTGCCTTTCTTTTTGCGTACGCTCTATGATAGCACGGTTAGCCTGAGCTTCTTTAGTTTTTGACAACCGCTCAACCATTTCTTTTCTAGCTTGAACCAGCTCTTCCTCACTTGCATTCTTCGAAGGGCTTACTGTCAGTCCAGCAGTTTTATTGCCAGCGTCTATCGGCTCATGTGGCACCGGCTGCGGCGCCGTGCGCAGCTGCTCCTGCATGCCGCTGTACTGGGACGTGGACGTTGGGCTGATCTTCGGTTCACCATATAGCAATGCCGGCGGCACGTCGTCCTTGTAGCAGTTGCCGAGAGGCACGCTGTCCACGCCGCTGATCGTGCCGGCGTTCCGAGAAGCATAAAATACTTGCTCTGCCTTTTTAGGTGAGCTATAAGTTTTCTCCATGTTGTGAAGTATTTCATTTCCCTTTTCAGTGAGAGGCATGATGCCACCTCCTCCAAGTAAGATGGTTGATTGCTATTTCTTGAACTTATCAGGCTGCATCGCCGCCTCGGCCTTCTTGACCTCGGGCGGCGTCATCTGAGGCCGCTGCGGTGCCGGGGCGCCCTGACCCATCAGGGGCTGCGGCGCCATCACCGGCTTCGGCGGCATCGGCGCGCGTCCCTCGCTCTGATCTTTCGACACTGCCTGCGCTGCCTCGGCGCGACTCACCTCGTCGATCGCACGAGTGCCGCGCTCCTCGTCGCTGAGCAAGTTCCACTGATCAACACTCAACTTCGATGCCTCGAAGGCAGCTGTAATGAAATTTTCCGAAGGCACATCATGCCCGAGATATTTGACCGTTGGACCGAGCGTCGTACTACCAAGAATCGTCACCACTTGAACCTGTGGCTTCGGACGATCCCATACCATCACTCCCTTACTGACAATATACGGGACATCCAGAAGGCTTTCTGGAATCTCCCGAACACCTTCTTTCATGACAAAGCGATGAAAGTTAGTGGCGTGATAGACAAACTCTTTTGGAATCTTGACAGTGACGGTCCCCGTCTTCGGCTGAATCGACTGATTCTTCGCGTTCCGCCCCAACGCATGCGCCAGTACGGGAGCACCTTCCTCACTCAGCAGCCAGAGCGGATCGTGCATCGCCGGCAGCGGCTGACCGATGGCCATCTTGGCACGCTCCAGCTGCGCCTTGCCCTCGTCCAGCACGGCCTGCTCTTCCTTGGTGATCTCTCGCGGCTTCTGTTCGTCTGCCATTTTGTGTTCCTCGTCTCGAGTCCTCGGTTAAGGTGTGTGCCGGGAAGCGGACTCGCCCCCTTCCTGGTCACCTGAAAACCGCCGGTAGCTGTACGAGACCCACTTAAAAATCTACGTCAGCTCTACACCGGGGCCGCTTGGCTCTAGTCGTCGTGTTCCTCGTCTACCAGCTTCGTGAGCGCGAAGTACAGAATTTCGCGTATCTCCAACTCGTGATTAACCAGGATGTGAGCTATGTCATGATCTACTACATCATTGCTTCCAATGGAATCCAGCATTTCCATTAGGGCTGCGGCGCCACGGAAACGAATCGCACGAAGGCTCTTCGAGAGCGCCATTTTATGCTCCTCGTTCTGGACCCTTGGTTCCTTCCTGGTCACCTTTGTCTATCGTGGCGTGCTCCTTGGCAGTTAGCCATGATCGCGATTCTTTCCACTCTTCCATTGTCTTGTCGTGCTTCGATCTGTTGCACATAGGGCACATCAAGCAAAGATTTGATGGGTCATTTGAACCGCCACGAGATATCGGCGTCTTGTGATCTACATCAAATTTTTTACGAATGTCCTTGCCACAATGACCCGCGCATATGCCGCCCTGCTGCTCCATTAGCGCGAGAATATCGGCGCGATTATAAGACCCCTGGGCACCACGTTTTCTCGCTTTCCTAGCGCGCCGGTGTGCGGAGGCTTTCTCAGGGTTTTCCTTTATCCATTTCAGAACATTAATTTTTGACCTAGCGCGCTGTTCATCGAGGTTTTCGTAGTAAAAATTACGACAAGAAGCGCGGGCTTTATCTCGGTTCTCCTGCTGCCATTTACGACACCGTGCCCGCTTCTTCTCTCTGTTTTCACTGGCCCATCGATTTTGACGCGCACGCTGTCTCTCTGGGTATTTCTTTTGATACCGCGTCACGCGCTCTGCAGCTTTGTGCGGGTTTCTCTTTTGCCATTCTAGTACTCTCAGCCGGTTACAAACAACGCAACCCCCACTCACCATGCGCTCATCGTTATGACCGTGCGGGCACGGCTTGCCGAGAAAATAACGCTTCAAACCTTGCGCCCTGGCTTCAGCGCGGGTGACAATTGACCGGTTTTGTGTTGTGGTTTCGTCAGCCATCTCGGGTGCCTCCAGCGCTCGTTTTGGTCAGGAAGGCCGAGGCGCTAGAACGCTTCGGCCTTCTGTCTTTATAGCATCAAATTGGTCACCTCGTCAATTAGTAAGTATTCGTAAGTATTCGTAGAGTCTAGAGACCATCAAATGCTCCGACTGTCTCAGGGTATACTTCTTCTAACTGCCCGAGTTTTGCATAATACGTACTTTTGTGATATAAACCATCATACTGTACTGGCGTCCTCTGTATAAGCGTCATTGGATACCGCACGAAGTCCTTATTCTTCGTGTAAACAAACATCCTGTCGACGGTGCCGGTAGTGCCGAGCGTCCCACCACTGCCGAGGCCGATCAGCCATTTGAGCGGCAAAATCTCCAGCTCACCCTGCCCAGTGCCGGTAAGCAAGTTGTTCTCCACGATATAGCGCAGGATCGACATGCTGCCGGCGAGGCTGATCAGCGAAGTGCTGATGTAACCGAACTGGTTTGGCGGGATCAGGATGCGCCGCGGGGTAACTGACCACGCCGATGCGGCCCAAACCGAAGTAAGCGCCGAGTTAACGTCCGCGAGGATCTCCTGCGGCGACTTGTTGACCCACTGCGAGAACCCACTGACGCCGTTCGGCAGGTTGTTCGTGTTAGTCATCAGGACGTTGTTCAGGAGCCCCGACGCAGCCGTAGTCTGCGTCTGAGCATCGCCGTAATACACCATCTGGTCGACGTCCATCTGGTGCTTGGTCTGGAGCGCCTTGAACTTTTGCTCATCAACCGGGCGGCCTAATTTAGCCGCAGACTCCAGTTCAAACACCGTGAACGCGATCTCCATGCTCCACGGAATGAGCGGATACACAGTCTTGCTGATGTCGATGCTGACGCCGGTCGCCTGCGTCGTATTGCGACCAGCCCAACTGATGCCCTGGCCAACACCAGCAGGACCGCCCGCGCCGGGGGCCGCGCCGAACGTAGTCAGCGTGAAGCTCGAGGCATCATCAGCTGTGGTGACGTCCTCGCGCAGGTCGATGTCGCGCTGCCAGCTGACCGCGACCAGCGGGCCATGGAACGTCATGTCGAGGCGCTCCAGCTCGCCGACGAGGAATGCCCCGGTCGAGTCGAACGTGAATGTTTTCTGCAGCGCGCGACCGTTGGAGTCGGTCACGATGTTGCCGCGCCCATCCATGACCGGATGCGTGCGGCTGCCAGAGGCAATTGGTTTCCCCATATGATTGCCAGCGGCATCTTGCTGGCGCGATGCATCAAAGGTCAGCATGTCCATCGAAGAGTGCCGGCCGACGAAGCGGCCGCCATACTGCGCGATGGCCTCGTCCCTGGCGCGCTCCCACGCCTCGGGATCATGGTTATGGATCACGGTGCGGCGATTCAACGGGTGGGCGCCGCCCAACTCTGTGTCTAGTCTCATCTCACTGCCTCCTGAGCGGCGCGCGCTCGTTAGATGTTGAACGCCAACTCGGCAACGCCGAAGGAATCGGCGCCCGAGTTGTAGTTGGTTTTGTCGTTGCCCGAGATCGTAAACCCGGAGCCACCGGGCGAAGACGTCTCGAAGCCGCCCTGGACGTGCGAACCCGACGCCGCAGCGCACCAGACGTAGACGGTGCCACCAAGCACAGGCGATCCGACGACCGGCACCAGGATGTAACCACTGCGCAACACGTCCCAGACGCCAAACTGCTGAGCCACAGGCTGCACCCCGCCAAACGCGATGGCGCCAACGAAGTTCGGACTGGCCGAATTGCCTTGCTGAACCGGCCAGGGTCGCACGGTAACGCCCCAAATGTCGGTCAGCCCGGTATCGCCGGCCTGCACCAGGCGGAAGTTGTTCGCTGTCGCGTCGATGGTGCCAGCGAGCCCAATGCTCGGCGGTGTGGTGCCATTGATGGGCGTCGGCGTGATTGTGGCAGGGTGAAAGCGGTTCACCGAGCCCGCCGAACCGTTACCCATGCGATACGTGAACGCCATGCGGTCCGCGTCCATCGTCGCGTGGCGGCCGACGAAGCGTCCGCCGTAAGCCGCGCGGATCGCTCCTTCGCTGACGAGGGACCGGATAACGCGACCAGTGGCGACATTCACCCGGTCAATGGCATTCTTACCCCTCAACAAGTTAAGCATCGGAGACATAATTCCACTCATTGGCTCCAACTTTCCAACCAGATACCCTCCACTCGAACGAGGGAATTTTTCCTTCTTGAGCCCGCTGAGACGGCGGGCAGCGTTGCTGATCATGGAGACCTCCTGTCGTCAGCGGTTAAGATTTGTTATCGACGACCGGAGTTCGCGGCCCGGACGTTCTCGTAATGCTTCTGGTTCATGGCGTTCAGCTCGGTGAGCGAGCTGATGCCACCGACGCCGGTAGGAGTGCCGGCATAGGTGGTGTGCTTCGTGTCGCGATTTCCCTCAGCATTGGCTGCGCGGCGCATCGCGACGACGGCTCGGAAGGTGGTACGCACGTCGCGGCACGTCGCCTTCTTGGTGTCGATGCCACGGCCTCCGGTGCAGTCGAGCACCGCCTGGCGCGTCTCGGCAGACGACATGGCGTGATCGAGCGCGCGCCGGCGCAAGCCGCAGATGGCATCAAATGTCGTCTTGGGCGGAGCGTTGCGGTTGAGCGTCGGCAGCGAGATGCCTGGCGCAAGCACTTCGGCGCCTGCGCAGGTTTCCTGGAAAGAGTCGGCAAGAAGCGCACTGTCCTTGGCGCCTTTGGCATCGTTGAGTGCGGTGCCTGGAGGCGCTTCCATCTCGAGCTCGCCGCCCTCGATTTCATGGTTCCCGGCGCCGGCGCCCTCACCCTTCATGAACGTGTCGACTCCCTTGCGCCACTCATCCATGCCCTTCGTCCAGGCATCATGAGCGCCCCAGCGGTCCGAAGTCTCCTTGTGGTGCTGCTTGAACCACGGCGGGGCCTCGTCCATCGGATCTTCTTTCTTCGGCGGCTGTTCCTCCTTGCCAGCGCTGTTCTCGCCCTGGCCACCGACGTGAATATGCACGCTATGGCCCTCGACTGTGGGCTCCTCGCCCTCAGCATCGAGGATGGCTTGCACCGCGGCCTTGTCGATGGTCTGCTGATTGCCGGACTTGAGCGCCCGGCGGAGTGCATTTAGAACGTCCATGCTCCGTCTCCTAGTATGGGCCTTAGCCCGGGGTTGATCTTCGTCGCCTATCGCGCACCGCACGCCGCATCGTCCCTGCTCCACAACTGCTCCGTGATTCCCGACAATGCCCCGCTGCTGAAGATGGCCCGGCCTGACCTCGAAATAGTCGCAGTCATAACCACCCGAGACCTCGCGCTTGCCCGCATCGATGTCCTGCATCAACTGCGGACAGGTCACGATCATGTCGACCAGCAGCAAGTCTTTCTTGTCGCCTTCGCCGCGACGCGGGTTGATCATCGTCCCGACGCGGTAGAGCTTGTCCGTCTCGGGCGTCAGCAGAGCCGGCGGATGATCATTTGTGACGGCCTTGCCGTGCCAGCTGGCAATGGACTCCGGCGAAAATACATGCTCCTCGAGGCGCTCGACGCGGTACTTGTCGGCCGGCGTTACCGCCGGGTCCTCAATCTCCCAGCCGCCGTATTCCTGGAAGCCCGTGCGCGCCAGCGGCACGTCATGGCACACCAGATAGCCTTCCGGCGTACGCGAGCGCTTCTCGCCGATCGGCTCGGCATGAAACTGCGCTACGGAAGCAAGGTCACGGGTAAAGATCACGGCTGGTGACAGCCTATGCTGGCTAAAGCCGGATTAATGGGATTCCCATAGAAGTCCGTCGATCCGGCATCGACACCAAACATCGTAGCAACATCGACACCCGTTCGATAACACGACGACGAACTATTTATCTTATATGAATTAGCATTATATAGCCCGCTCGTTGCCCCAACTGCCCACACACCAGGGGAGGCCAATCCGGGTCCAGTTGGATTGGACGCCAGCGGATAAGTAAAGTGCGTCGAATCAACCACGGTGGCCGTAAACGTACCGTTTGCAGTGATATTGTAAACCGAGCCATTCCAGTAACTGTTGCCATCAATCGTGACCTGAAATGTCCCCGTCTGCCCATGAGGCACGGCGGTGCCTATGGTCATCTGGCCACCGCTCCATGTGGCCGTGGATATGGCGTTAGCGAGCTTGGGGTCACCCGTAACGCCGTTCTGGTCAAACAACGATTGAGCAGCTTTAGCTGCCGCATAACTCGTGTAGGTACTCGCCCCCCCAAAATCATACAGACGACCGTTAACCTGAGAAACCGAATTGAACCAACAATTGGTGGTCAACGAAACGGTCGAGCTAAGCCCATCGGTATCGAATATCTTCCACGGGAACGTGACATAGACAAGGTTATTTGCAAAGAACCCGCTAGCGCTAGATAGTCCAGCGCCTATGAATATTTCAACTGGCGCCGGGTTTCCGTTGAGTGCCATAGTTACAAATGTGTTGCCATACCATTGATGAATGGTATTAGTTCCCTCTCCCTGTACCGCACCAGCAAAGATATCATTAGATGTTCCGCAATTGACAACGAGATTATACCTACAGATTATTGGACCAGAATTAGCATCGCCAAAGTCAATTAGACCTCCATAGCAATTGTAGCAAAGATTTCGCTCAGTCAAAGTAGTCCCGTAAGTATCCCCGCAGTCTATTGGATCAAAGTCAGTTCCACCCGTAAACGACGACACAGACTGTATGTTATAAACGATGTTGTCGTGGCACCATAGACGATTACCGCCGCCCAGCTCAATCCCGCTGGGGCCGCCACCGAACGTCGAAGTAAGATTCCCCCCGCAGTCATGAACTATGTTAAAGGCTATTTCCAAAAGGGCGTTGGTAGGAACGCCACCGGAATATGTAAATCCGGGGACTCCTGTGAGCGTGCTGTCCGTTGTGTGGACGCCAAATCCATACTGTGTTGGATTAGCTTGGTTACCACCACAATACCCTATGGTATTGTTCTTTAGAACCGAACCACTGACAGCGTTATATATGACACCAACACTGGTTTGGTCGGTCGGGCTTAGACCACCTATTACAGAGTCATGAATGTTTGTATTCGTGTTGTTAACCGCAATAGCGACCCCACCGCCGCCTGCCACAGGGAAACTCTGAACCCAGCAATGGGAAATTTCCAGACCAGACCCGCCTGTCACTACCCCATACGAGTTTGAGTTTCCTTGGAATGATATGCCCTCCAAAAGCACACCACTTCCGGTGCGAACCATCCCGAGATTGCTGGCCACGCCGTTGGCTGAGATTATCGGAGGGGTCGTCGCGCCGACCAACCCACGATACGCAAAGTTAGTCGTCCCGGACGGAGTGAGTACGGCCCCGTTGAGCGGGCATTGATAGGTAAACGTGCTAAGAAAGTTTACAGCAACGTTCCCCGTTGCTCCAGCCAGCGCGGTGTTAACCTTAGAAACAGTCGCCCACGGCGACGACATGCTTGTTCCGGTATTGGTGGTATCATTCCCCCCGGCGCTTGGATCAGCGACCCAATAGTTAGTATATCCGCCCAGGGCCACGGGCCACTGCGGCGTCATCGGAGGCGGGCCGCTGGCTGTACCGTGAGGAAACCAAGCCTCGGCCCTGTCGGACGGCAACGCAATGAGCGCCACACTGGCGAGTGCGCCCAGCGCCGTTCTTCGGGAAACCCTGTCGGACGGCAACGCAACGAACGCCACACTGGCAAGCGCGAGTGCGCCCAGCGCCGTGGCCTTCGCCGCAGTCAGAACTTTTTGCCCCCACATTAAATGTGCGAGGCGCTCGTCGAGAAAACGCTTTTCCTTTGCCGCCCGCAGCGCGGCGGCGTCAGCCTCGCTCGTCGGCCCGTAAGGACAGCGCTTGCGGCTCATAGGATGCCCCAGAACGCAGTCGTATTGGACCCGAGCAATGGCGTGTTAATAGTTTGATCGCTGTTCCAGAAGCCGTCCTCCACGACAATCTTGGGCACATTATTCGCCGACCCCAGCACCAGCTGACCGCTCTGTGTACCAGCCGATCCAAATGCCACAGTCTGCATAATGACACCATAAGCGGTCAGTGTGCTCGTGTTAGCCTCTGGACAGGTAAGTATAAAAGGGTACAACTGAGTGGACAGCAGATCGAGCGCTCCATTACCATTGGTAAAATTACACGAGTAATAGTAGTGATTTGCGTTGACCCCATCATTGACTATCCCAGCGCTTCCTATCGAAATTAGTGTGGGAGCTGCAGATGTCGTGTTCATATACCCGACATATTCAAGTGAGAATGGCAACGACATACTAGCCGACCCGGCACTTAGCATATTGATAGTTCCGGCCGTCCCTGGGTCATAAAGGCACAGTGATGCACTCTTACAGATTCCAGAAGGAGGCGTCGAAGTAATAAATTCAAATTGGTCCGCTGTGACGGACTGAGCTAGATCGCACGACCCGGTGCACTGGCTCCCGAGAGTCTGATCGTACAATTTCGCCACCTTGCAGGTGCCGGACGAATTTGGACAAGTGACACTGTTGATCACCTGGGGCACCACCGCACCCGTGGTCGAACTTGTCACCATGTCCGCGCACACGCCGCTAACGCACACGTTGGCAAACCGAGCGCCACAAGTAGCCGACGAATAAGCCCGCAGCCCATGCCAAGCGAGAGCAGGAGCAATATCGCCAGGGCCCCAGCACGAAGGAGGTAGATTTGGCCCACCCCGGTGACAGGCATACGTTAGTTGATCGCCGCTACCTGCCGTTATGTTCTTGAAGAACGCTATATTAATCGTCCATCCAGTCTGGACAAAACTATTGGCCGGGGTAGTCGCATCTTGGACGCTGCATGTCCACCCTGAGTTCACCGTTGGGACTACAATGGTCGCTCCATTACTGGTGGTCGCTGGAACACCAAACCGCATCGCCATGTTGCTGCCCATCGAGCACGTCATGGTGACAGTGCCGCTCAGGGCGCTTCCCACGGCTGTGCCATTGGTACCACAGCCTTGGAATATGGGGGCAGGCCACTCCGCGTTAACGGCGCCTTCCGCATAATCGCTGGTTCCAGCAGAGACCATTCCTGAAACATAGCCATTCATATTGTTGTTGGCGTTGCAGAACAGCGCCGACTGGCCGTCCGATCCGCCAGCCTCACCTCCAATGAGTATGACTTGGTAAACACCGTTTGTGCCAAAATCGATCAGACAGGACGGACCACCGGGGTTTACCTCAATGCTTAAGTTTTCCACTCGTACTCGGTCTATGATCGGCATAGCGGCGCTGATGGAACTAGTGGCGGCCACAAATTTCAACTGAGAATTGAGGATTTTATTGTTGACAAATGATATGGTGTCGGCTGTAGCTATAATAAGGCCGGATGTAGTGTTACCCCCCATGAACACACCATCAACAACATTGTCACCGCATGGTGGAGGATTATTATAAAAAATAGCCTGACCAAGGCCCAAGCCATAAATAGTCATGTCCTTGAACCAACTATTTAACACACCCGGCCCCATGTTCATCCCCCCATATGTGCCGCTGATATACATATCGAATATGTGCGTCTGCGGCTGTGCCTGAGACATGCAATCTCCCCCGGCGGCTGCCAGATTTATTCCGTACCCGTTGGTCGGGGTAATCCCGGAAGCCTGGGAGACAGCAAAATCTCGCAGCGTCAGGCCGCCGCCGGTGGTGTAGTTATTAGTCAATTTCAAAACATCATCTGTCGTGCCGCGATTCTGTATGGTGGCGCACACCCTTCCCTCTCCGAATATGTTTATCGGATAAGCAAGTACGAGCGTGCTGGTCACATTATAGGTGCCACAGGGGAGATTGATCGGGCGCTTGGGTGGTCCAGGGGCCGCCAGCGCTATAGCCTGCCCGAGCGCATAGGTGTCGTCGTGGTTGACTGCCTGTGTCGTCGCCGTGGCCGAGGCGTTGAGCGCTGTGGTTGTGCCGCAAGTGACGATGGTGAACGTGGTCCCAGATATCGATCCGACGCAGCCAATCAGTTCTGTCTTTCCGGCCAAGCTTGCGGCGCTGGCCGTCGTCGTCGCACTTACGACGTAGACACCGGCCCCTCCGGTCGTGCCACTCGTCTGCTGACCGATGTAGGTTCCAGCAGGCACCCCCGTCCCGGAGACTAGCATCCCCGCTGTTATTGTACCGGTCACAGCCGACACGGTAAGGGAGGGCACCGTAACCGACTCACCAGCGGCCGTGATGGTCGTAATCCCCGCCGTCCCGGTGAAGGTGGCGCTCGGACCTGCATTGGCGATCGCGATGCCTTGCCCATTGAGCCATGTAGTGGCGCTCGCGACGCTCAGCGAGTTAGTACCGTTCGTGATCGTCCCGGTGGTGGCTGTACCGGTCGTGTCAGCATTGAACAGTACGGTCGGATCAATGAAGTTCCCAAAGGGGGTGCTGCTGCCTCCGCCTCCGCCTCCGCCTCCACCGCTGCCGCCGGGGTTAAACTGCGCATGGGCCGCAGCGCCCAGGACAAACAGCGCACAGACGATGAGAGCAATGACCCTATTCATCAGAACCCGAACCTTGTGTGCTGGTTGGTGTATAAAGCCGCTGCGCTAGCGGACGCGCCACTTTTCCAAATGCCTGCTTCGACAAGATACACCGCTTGACTTGGTGTGGCAGTGTATCCAGCGTATGGAAATCCGGTTTCTGAAGCTGATGTCCATGACGATGAGGTCCCAGCTGACCCGTTTACCCAAATGCCATATGTCGTGCTATCGCATTCCAAAAGAAGGGAATGAAATACGCCATCGGTCGTGGGATTTGAATGCGAAGTCCCAAAGGCGTTACAACTAAAATCGACGGTGTTGGCTGCCCCGCCATCAGCGGTTATTTGTGCGCCATTGCTCACGGCAAAGTATTGATTGAAACTTCCCGCTCCGGTGCTAGCTATGGCTCCAGCGACCATGGTTGTGACCGGAACCGGCAAGGTTATGTTTCCGGCCGCTGCATTAATTGCAGCAGTCCCAGTGCTGTTGCTTATCAAGCAAACAGTAATCGGGCTCGGACATGCTGTCGTCAGGACCATATATGGGTTGGTCATGTATTGGCCAAGATCGCAGCTTCCCGAGCACTGCCCACTCGCCGTCTGGTCGTACCACTTTTCAACGACGCACGCAGTCGTACTCGTGGCCGGGCACACAGTCCCGTTGATGTTCTGCGAAACAAGCTGTCCATTTATCGCACTAGACAACATGTCCGCGCAAACCCCGGACACGCATACATTTGCAACCTTGCTGCCGCATGTCGCCACCGACCACGCCTGTACTGAGAACCCGGCCGATGCAGACGGAATTATATCTCCAGCACCCTGGTAGCCACTGCAACTCGCCGAATACACGTTGATCCCGAGCGCAGTCATGTAGGCGTTAATTCGATTATTGATAGCCACAGCTTGGGTTGCGGTGAGTGCTCCACCGACAAAGGTGGCAGCGATCTGATCGGCAGACCAATTGGACGCGGTTTGGCCAGCACCAAAGCGACAAGAAGAAACGTAGATGCTGTATGACCCACTAAAACTCACGCTCGCAGTTGTTCCTGTCAAAATCGGCGTGGAACTTCCATTTTTATATCCAGCAACTGCATTACTTGCAGTTCTTGTTGCAATCCACGCGCCCTGCGCAGAAGTTTGACCTGCAGCCGAGTCACCTGTTACCTCTAGCAAGGACTGTTCATATCCGCCCGCGTTGTTGTCCGGCGCTATAAATATCCCCGTCGGATGTCCAATTTCGCAGTACGAAAGGCTCGTGCTGGTTCTGTTGTTGAGAACATAGGTTCCAAGTGATGCACTGTTTTGGGTGAAGTCGGTCGATGGAAGTATCAGGCCGGTATCAAAGTATCCCGTAGACCCGTTCCCTTGATAATAGTTATCGGCAAGGAACGTAACGGTTCCTGATTGAGTCAGAGTATTTCCGGTCCCGCACAGATTCAAATTTGCCGTAGTCGTCGTGTTCGTGGCAAAAACGTAAAGCAGGTCCATAGTGCCACTGCTGCCGCTCCATGCCGCACATCCGTTTCCATCCGCAATCATGCCACAGATCATGGTAGTATAGGCATTGGTCTCGGTCATACTGAGCCCAGACGTGCGCGCCAGCCAAGCAGTAGCCGCAGTACATCCCGAACCGCCACAAGTGTATCCATAGAACGTACAAGCAGCCATATGTATCGTTGGGATATTCGAAATCGGGTTGCCGTTGATAAACCCGTACTCCCAGAAGTTAACCGGCGACGACGAGTTTTGCAGGACGGACGGCGTCCCTGCCTGAGTCGTCGCGCCGCCCGAGCCAGTATTGCCGCTCACGACGCCCTGCTGATACAGGGAATTTACCCCCCCGACGCAGGTTGATACCAAGTCAGTCGGCACGTTCGAGTAGATATTAGTCGTCGCGAAACTCGTATAGTCGCACGCGCTGATGATGTCGCCGGAGGATGAAGTCTGAAAATACAACCTAGTATCGTTAACCTGCATGAAGATATTGAGAGCGCTAGCGTTCGCGGTGTATGCGATTATCTCAATCGCATAGGGCTGCGAGAACGTGGCAGAGCCAGGCATGGTGTACCCGCCGGACGTCGCCACGTTGCTGTACAGGCAAATGGTCGCCGAGAGCCCGCTGCAGCTAGAGTAGCTGTCAATGTAGTATCTATTCGCCACCGTGTTCTGAGTGGCATTGCACGGGCCGCCGCAGGCGTTGTTGCCCGTCTGATCATAGATGATCTTCACGGTGCAGTTAGGATTGTGCACGGCTCCGCATGTGATCGAGCTAGGCGGCGGCATCGCCTTGGCGACGATCAGTCCTGTCGTGGTGTCGGTTACCAGATCAGCGCAAGACACGTCCGAGCCGCCCGTGCTGTCGCAGACATTCAGCGCCGGCTTTCCACACGTCGCGTGCGAGTAGGCCCGTACCCCTGCCCAAATAGCGTAAGCCTGTTTGTCTCCAGGGCCGATATATGTAGAAGCTGACGTGCATCCTGCCGTGGAAAGCGGATACGAGCCACAGAACCCCGGCGCGCAGCCGTTGAACTGCGCATGTGACGGCAACGCGCCGAAAACAGCGAGAAAGAAAATAATAGCTATGGCGATTTTTCTCATGGTGCCCCGTATGCGCCGACATTATAGCCAGTGCCAGTCCCATTCGGGATCGTATTAGTGTAGTAGTCACTTGTCCCAACTACCAGACTATAGGGAGACAATGTCAGGTTGAGCCCGGTGCCAATCATTGGCGAACCGGAGGTCAGCTCGTACTGCGACGGGCATGTCGCCGACCATCCCCCGCACGTTCCGCCGCTCCCGGCACCGGACAACAATGGGTTCGACGTAAGCCCGACGTTCGTCCCACTGATCTTCTCTTGCCCTGTAGCCGTCTGCCATGAGGCAAAACTGGTATAGGTCGCTCCCAACCACGTAATGGAAAACGATGTCGGCGCATAATAGTCGTTGGTGAGTAGAGATACTGACGATCCTGTCAATGTCGCTGCAGTGGCGACCAGCGGAGTTGAATCGCAATTGAAAATGTTGTTTGCGATAAGGGCGGTGATGTTATTGGAAGAGGTACCTACGCCAATCGCAAGACATTCGCGGCCACTCGAATTGTATACCGTATTATTGTAGATCGACGCGCCCGTCTGAACCGCCGTGCCATCATTTCCAATATATATGCCGCTAGCTCCCCCAGAACCATCATTCTGAGAGATATTATCCCGAAGAGTGTTACTGCTCCATGGCAAACCAGCATACGCATATAGCAAGAAACCACTGCCCTTGTTATCATGAGAATAGTTTTTCTCCATAAGAGAGTTAGTTATTCCACCATCGAAGTCGAACCCGTCGCCGTCGCCGCTGGTGCTAGTATTGTGATGTGACTCGTTCTCGACGAAATGGATGTTGTTCGAGTCATAGGTCCAGATGCCGACGCCCCCTAAACCAATAGTGCCGTTGCCATAGGACAGGCTGTTTTGGACGGTCGCGCCATCGACCTCTCCCAACACTATTCCGCTTCCGGAGCCAACTCCGCTGTGGCCAGGGATATCATACGTGGTGACATTCGTGAGCGTGACATTGTAGTGCGAGTAGCTTCCGCTTACGCTGCCGTAGGATTGGAATCCACTATTCCCCGCGCCGTGCAGAACGCTGTTTGTCAGCGAGAAGTTCGTAAACCCAGAAGTCCCAGCATCGCCGCCAAGGACTATCTGTGCCTTGTCGAATCCGCTCACATCAAGGTTGTTTAGCAGGACGTTACTAAGTTGCGTGTTGCCGGCCTGAGAATTGGTGACATACCCTCCGAGATTGTTCGCGCCTCCCGATGCCGTAAAGATCAGGTCTTGAATAGTCACGTTTCCAACATTTATAATATAGAAGCCGTCGCCGGTTCCGGCATTTATGGTAGCCCGTCCAGTGCCATAGGAATCGACCGTTAAAGTGCCGCTGAACTGCGCCCCCGTTACGAACCCGGTTCCTATCTCAAGCGTGCCGGAGAATGACTGACCACCCGCGAAAAAAATGGTCGAATTCGTTGGAAACGTGAAGCCATTGACCTTGGTGAGTGTCTGCCATGGGCTGCCAACGGTACCAGGGCTAGAATCACTACCGCTGTTGTTGACGTAATAGCTCGTCTGGGTTAGGCCGCCTCCACCGCTAAACGCTGATGGAAAACCGTGCGGCACAAGCTGCGCCGACGCCTCGCGGGGTGCCAGGAGACCGAGCAACAAAAATGCGACTATGGTCAGAATTTTGTGCACGAAAACTTATCCCCAGTCGTGGCCGCTATCACTGACAAGTTTCCATTAAACCCAGACCCAGGAGGGCCGAAGAAACTACCACCGGACACCGTTGACGACCCCGCAGGCAATAAAAAATCACTGCCGATCGTTGCTGTCGTAGTAAAGCTCAACCACATCGGGTCGGCAGAGTTATTTGCAATAGCAAAGCCGTGAACCGTTGCACTTGCTGGCAGCGCGACTTGCGCCGTTCCACCGGCTGCAATTGTATTCGCGCTGGTCGCCCCTGTGCACGGTGTCCATGTGATGTTAACCGGAAACGGGACCGGCGTGAGTGCCGTCGCGTTCAGTGTGACGAGCTGCGCCAACACCGCCGCGTCCGACGTCATTTGCTGACGATCATTAGTGCAGCGGCCCACGCCAGCCTGGCCGGTGAGCAAATTGGTCACAGAGGTAGTATAGAAACACCCGAGCGGCGTCGTGTTCGTCGCACCCTGCGTGAACGGCGCCTCGTCAGCGAGTGCCGTCCCACCGGAACCCGCGCCCGCCTTGATGTTGACCCATAGGCCGTTCGTTTCATCGCCCATCACGCGGCGGATGTCGGTCCCGTCAAACATTCCGGTGAACAACGGATTGCCGACCGGAACCGCGCCCGCCGCAGCCGCGCCACCAATGACCCACGGCGACGTACCCTGTGTTGATCCGAATGTCGTATTACCGATCGACGCACCGGCCTGAAAGGGCGAACCAAGCGCTGACAGGACGGCGGCCAGCGTCGTTTGAGTAGCAGCGCCAGTGGGCAATGGTAATGCCGCGGCGCTGATCGGTTGTGTTGCCTGCCAGAATGTACCACTGACCGGCTGAGTGGCCTGCCAAAAGGTGCCGCTCACCGGCTGAGTGGCCTGCCAAAATGTCCCTGTGACCGCAAAAGGTCCACCTGACACGACACCAGGATTACCGGAGGAAAAGAGTGGCGTCCCCGTGATATCTATAGGAACAAACGCCATGCAGTCAGTATTCGTCGCGGCGCACGCAGACGTCCCAGCAGGAGTCGTGCCGCTATTGAATGATCTAAAGTTGGAAGGTCCGGCACCAGGCGTATACAGCCAATTCGCCGACGCAGGCGCACCCCACGCGAGCACGAGACTGCACGCCAAAAGACGAAGGAGCTTTATCACGGCGGCGGTTCCTTATGCTTCTCGGCCTCAACCCTGTCACGCACCTGCTTTTCGATCGCGTCCAGCGCCGCCTTCTGGCCCGTCTGCACTTGCTGCGTTATTTGGGCTTGGATCTTGTCCGCAAGGTGCTGGACAAGCTGCCCTGATGGCTTAGCCTTCTCAATATCAATCAGCGCCCCAATGTAATTCATTTCGGATTCGGTGAGCGTCCACGTGAACGTGCGCTCCTGCGCAAGCGCCGACAGCGCGGACGCGAGAAAAACTGCTAAAATCCATATTGCGTATTGCATGGCTGGCTAAAGTCCATTGAGTTCGAGCACACCGTTCCGTAGGTAAACCGATCTCCAACGTTTATCCCGCTCATGCCGACTGGCGTAGTAACGCGCACGTCAACGACGCCGGATGATCCCGCCGGGGACGTCGCGTCGATCGTCGTTCCATTGATAAACATGAAAGAAGCCGCCGGCGTGCCGCCGAAGCTGACGGCAGTGACTCCAGTGAAGTTTGTCCCGCTGATGACGACTGGCGTTCCACCCGCGGTAGGCCCAGTGTTCGGCGTGACCGCGATAACCGATGGACCATTGAAGACGCCTCCCCCGCCACCCCCGATGCCCATGGTCGTGAGCTGCGCCCACGCGCTGCTCGCGAGAAGAGCGAAGGCCGCCACCAGGGCATATCTCACTGATAACTCGTGATCCCGAGATTGATCGCAACGCCCGTGGCAGCGTTCGTAGTGTCGTTCGCGGCGATGCCACCCGTCAGGCAGAAGCCGAGACCAAGGGGAAACTGCAGGCCGTCAAGAACGGGGATCACAGCTCCGCTCCCGGAGTTAGAGGCCCCAAACGGCACCGGCACCGTCCAAAGCGGCGTGTCGGTACCGCACGTCGGCGCTGTCGCCTTGTTGTAGAACTTGAGATAGTAGAGCGTCGTAGTGGTATTAACCAGCACGAGCATCTTGATGAGCGTCGGTCCGCCGTTGACGAGCGTGGGGTTGAGGTTAGCCGCGCTTAGATACCCGCGCGGGAAAGACTGGGCGCAGGCGAGAGAGACGCTGAGAAGGCTCAGCATCGCCACGACAAGGACCACCCTTATTTTCAGCACGGCCTGTCTCCCTCGCTAGACATTGCTCAATCTTCCTGCCATTCAAGATTGCAGGTCACCGCGGCGGCCGTGCCGAACGCTGCGCTGGTCGTCAGCGAGAACTCCTGAGCGACACCGTGAAGGACGACCTGGGACGAACCCGGCCAGCGTGCGAACTCGAAGTTGAGCACGTTCGGCATCGGGAAATCGGTCACGCTCGGCGCAGCAACCACAATGCCGAGCTGGCCGACAGCCACAGCACCCGTCAGCGTGCCCGGTGTTGGGCTCGTGGTATGGCTGACCACGGTGGCCGTCGCCGCGCCCATGCTACTGTCAAGTGGGGTCGCAGTTACGGCGGTGCCCGCGTCGCCGCTGTCTGCCGTGGAACGCAAATCAGCCTCAATCCCGACCACAATGGCCGCGGTCGCACGGCCAGAGCAGTCGGCATGAGTGATAATGACGTTCTTGGTGGCGCTGCCGGCGAGCACCAGGAAGTTGGTCGTCGCACCTGTGCCAATCGACGCAGAGGCTCGATATGTCGCCCGCGTCATTGGATTGGTGCGAACGAACTCTTCACCAGGAGAAGCACTGAAGTCGACATAAGTGACACCGCTCGTCAGCGCCGAGACGTTCAGCCGCACCGCGGCAGCGCCCGACACATTGAGCTTATAGAGTCCGGTGGCAGTAATCGGGCTGGAGACGCGCCATCCCCCGACCTGGTCGACAGCTGCATTATTCCACAGCAGCGACGTGCTCGAGAATGTCACCGTACCACTCGGGGAGCCCGCGGTGGTATTGATTGCAGTGCCACCCGGCGTGGCCGCCAGCTCGAACGTGCTGGACGTAAATCCGCCCGCAACCACGTAATACGTGGTACCCGACACGATCAGCGTCGGCAGCGTCGATTGTGCCGACGTAAAGACGACCGGCTGATTGATCGACAGGCCGTGATTGGCGAGCGTGAACACGCCAGGATTCGCCTGCGTGAAAGAAGTGAGCGTCTGCGCGACCGTCTGCGTCGCGCGTCCTTCCGTCACTTGCACCTGGGCCGACAGGCCAACCGGCGAGCCCGAGACGCGCATGTATAACGTGCCTTGGCCGTTGGTCTGGAACACGTAGCTCGACCCGGCGGCGACCGTGATGGTCTGTTGGCCAAGGATCGCGCTAGGGATGTAGAATGGCGAGTTGATTGGATAGGGCTGTGCCCCCAGCCGGGGGGCGACCGCCGTACACAGCACCAAGGCGCACGCCGGCGCGCACGCCAACAGGGCGACCGCCGGGTTTTTGATCCACGCAGCAGCGAGAGCGAGAGCGCCCGCCATCAGAGTCCATAGCTTCTTCATTGCGGTCACTCCTCTTGTTGAAGTCACTCGGGCACCACGGGCTCGCAGACGCATCGGCAATTATAGATTTGACCTGCGTGCGCGCGTTCGCCATTGCTCCCTGCGATCGGCGGATCGTCCCAGCTGAAGTACTTGCCGTTGAGCTTGCGATGCTCAGGTCGCACGTCGCGATCCTCGGCGGTGCGCCAGATATAGCCCTCAGAACCGATATAGCGCGCCCGGCTCTCCGTCATTTTGCTTGACGCCCGAGCGACTTCGGTGCGTGCGATGAGTCGAGCACGAGATTCCGTGACCTCGCCCGTACGCATTATCTCCTCGGCGATGTGCGCCGGGCGTTCGCTTCCTTCCATCCCGCGTACAGCCAGTTCCTGCACTCGAACGGCAGCCTCGCGCGGAATTGAAGTTATGAGATCCACCTGCTCAGCCAATAGCGCACGAAGAAGCTCTCCCGTCGGCGCCGTCGCAATCTCGCGCTGCAACCCCTCGCTCATATTCCTGCTGTGCTTCGCCCACGCCTGCGCATCACGATGCTCAACCTCGGCCAGCATCCGCGCGCCGCTGGCAGTCGCCCAATTCCGCACCGTCTCCGCATACTGTCGCAACGCACCCACCAGCCAGTGTGCCGTTTCAGGCTTGTCGGGATCGTAGTGATGAGCAAGCAGGCCGCAGTTGCGGGCGATGGCGCGCAGCTGACGCGAATACTGCATCTCGGCGCGCCGCACGCGACCAAACACGGATTGCTCCTTGCGGCGCTGCTTGGCGCGCTGGTGGCGGGAAGCCTCGTCACGAGGCATCTATCCACGCCCTCATCGCGGGAGTAGGCAGTCCACGAAACAGGTGCTTCCAGCTGTATCTCACCCAGTACGGATGACTCTTCGACCCCAAGTACAGGGCGAAATACTTACCAGATATCCGTTTAGTCATATTGGTGCCAGCTGCCCCGAATCGAACGGGACACATTCCCCGCACCTACGAATGTGCAGATCATAGCCACCAGTGCTGGCAAAACTCATACCGGCACCCCCGTCATCCGCACCGGATGCACACCACCATTGGTCGTCGGCTCGCGGCGACGGAACTCCATCTGCCCTGGCCGATAGCCAGGAAAGTGCTCCGCCAGCGATTCCGCGATTCCGCGCGCCGTAACGTGCCGATACTTGACCGTCAAATTGACGATCCAGCGCTGCAAGTTCGCCTCGTCAATGTCCGCGCGCACGACTTCCAGCGCGCCGACCTCGCGGATGTAGACAAGCACGACCTCGGGGTAGTTCAGGCCCCCATGGAGGCGCAAGCGGGTTCTGAAGTCCTCGACCAGCTCCTTGCACTCGTCTAACAGCTGTCGCGTCACAATCCCGCGCCAGCGACGCTCCAACATTTTTTGGAGCCGACCCGTCCAATACGCGAGGCGCTGATCTTCCTCGGTACGGACGTCGGCGCCGAAGCGCATCGCTTGGCTCACTTGATCTTCCTCAACGCTCTCGTCAACTCCTTGACCTCATCCTTGGATAAAGTCGTAACAGACCTCGGCCCTATCTTACCCGGTCCGGAACCAACCGCTCGAACTCGAATAAACAACCTACCATCCTCATCCAATGAAAAGTGAACATATGGGGCAAAATCGTCGGCAACAGACTTGTTGGTGTAAACTACAGAACGCTCGCTCATGTTTCGGCTTCCGGCACGAAGCAACGAATATATGGTGTTCCGTCAGCCTGCTGCGTCCCGAACCAGACCGTCGCGACGCCAATCGGATTAGTTCCAGGCACAGTCATCGCCTCGTCGGGCACGCGCACCCAGTCCCAATCAGGATGAAACGGATTTGGGATATACCAGCCATCAGCGCGATGCTAGTCAGCCGTCGGGTGGCCATCTGCTATGTCACAGCAGGCCAGCCCTGACCGCTTTGGGTGCACACCCTTGAACCACTGCTTTTGCGTCTCGTTGAGACGATACTGGTCCCATTCTCCGGCGACGTTTTGCCACTTCGCATGAGCAGCGCCAGCGCACAAAACAGCAGCAAAGACGATTGTGCGAAAGATCACGCCGCCCTCCGATCCATCGGCACCATCGCCTCAATCCGCTGGTTGCGGTCGCGCGCCATCCACTGCTGCACCTGCGGAATAGTCATCTGACACACACCGCGCGCCGCGCACCCGGTGCCGTCATAGGCGACACGGTGGGCGCGTAAAGCGTCTTCGAGGCGATGGAACCCAATCATGATTTTGTGCTCTTCGAACTTACCGTCGCGATCATAGTGGTCGAGAACAAATGCGTAAGGCGCGTCCGTCGCGTCGCCCACCATGCAGTCCATCCACTCAGTCTCGCCCTCAGCCGACCCGACGCCAGGAATGTAGCCGTAGTGCGCCGGCAGGCGCGGGGCGCCTTCCCAGCGCTGAGTGCCCTTACTGTGCTCCACGACGACGGGCAGTCCCATAAATGAGCCTGGCTGCGACGCAAGCACGGGATCGATATCATAGCGCGAATATCTCTTATAACCATCGGAATCGCGATCAACCGCCCACGACGATAATAATTTAGGGTCTAGGTCACGAGCCCATTGGTGCACACCCCATGTCACCTTGCGATCCCCCGACTTGCGCAGCTCCTTCCGCAGCGCGCCGCCGGGCTTCACCTGGCCCGTCTGCTGCCCGCCGGCGCCGAACGTCGCGCCGGTCACACTCCCCGGTGCAGCGTTTGGATCGGCAGGCATCGCTGGCATCTCGGGCTCTGGCAGCTCATCGTCAGCTGCCTCGATGTCCTCGGCCGTGATGCTCGTCTGCCAAGTGTTCGTCGCCTGACCACGATGCACGACCTCCTTAAGCAACTGCTGGGCACTAATATTACCTGACTCGAACAGCGCCAGCGCAGAGCCAGTGTTCTTCTCATCAATCTCGCCGCGCTCTGCATCGGTCATCTGCCACAGCGGATTCCATTCGATGTCAAAATCGTCACCGAGCTTGTCACCAACGCCCTCGCTGTAGGCGACCACGCGCGTCAAGCCGTGCATCGGCTCGGACAGCTCGTCCTTCTGCTTCTGCTCGATGCCATCATAGTAACCACGGATGTCGCTCTCGCCGGTCGAGTTGAGGCCGCCCGGCGACTGGCCAAACAGCTTGGTCATCGGCACACCGAGCCCGCCGCCAATCTGCTCGCCAAGTTTGAGTACGATCTCGCCAATACCGGTCAACGCGCCGGTCTGCTGCGTCTCCATCTCGTCCTGACCGTCGATGACCGTCAAGCCCTCGACGCTCTGCCCGGTACGCACGAGCTCCAGCATCTTCATCAAGCCATTGAACGTCGGGCCGCCCTGCGCTAAGATCTGGCGATAGTTGCCGATCTTGAGCGTGCGGACATGCGCCTTATAGGCCAATTGCGCCGCGCCCATGGTCGCGGAATCGAACGCCACCATGCGATCATACAGCGGCTCGAAGATGCTGAGCCCCCAGTAATTCTCCATCATTGCCTGCCAGTACGGCAGCTTGACGCCGATCAAGCGTATCATGCGGCTGTGGTGGACGAGGCGCCCCTTGAGCCCCGGCGCGTCACTGGTCACGCGGTAAAAACGCGGTAATCCAGCTTCTGGTCCTTCTTCGACGAGATCGTTGAGCTGCGGCTCCAACATCCAGCGATCAAGCACCATTAGCCCGCGGTAGCCGCCGACCGGCACCGTCTCCGGCCGCAGCGGCGTCGCCGGATCCTGCCCGTAGACTTGAATATATCCGCAAGCGCCGCCGTAGAGTCGCGCCCAACTGATGACAGTACAGAGGCACGACATCGTCTGCGTGCGCGCCAGGCGCGTGTAGATCTTCTTCGTGTCCTCGGGCTCGAGATCCTCGGCCTTGATAGTATAACCCTCGCGCGTCATGTCCTTGGCAATGCCGTCGACTGCCACGAGGCTGAGCCAGTTGCCGCGATACATCCACTCCAACAAGGTGCGGATGCGCGTAATTGGGTTGAAGCCATAGGTGCCACCGGAGAGGGCGTTGTTCGTGCCCATCCCCAGGTTGATCGACCAGTTGTTAAAGCTATCAAACCCGCCGCGCTTGGTGCGCGCAAGGGCGCGGACGTGCTTGCGCTCATCGCGCTGCGCCTGCGTCAGTGTCTTGCGCGTGATACCCTGACGCTTAGCCACTACGACTCGAGCCTCTTAATGCGAGCTGCATATTCAGTGTCAGTTTCCATGCGGATGCCATCATCAACATAAAACGATAAGCCGCAGACCGAGCATCGATAGTTATAATCAAAATAAAAAAATAAGCCGCAGACTAGACATTGATAGCCATTCATATCAGCTGGGTTGGTTACTATCCGCCACTCCGGCCGCTTGAACGGGAGAACAACGCCCATCAAATAAAACACGTTGCCAAGAGCATCACGACAATGACAGCCAAGAAGATCGGGCCAATAATACTCACGCTGCCGCTCCCAGCTTTTCCATCGTAGCGCACTTAGCCACTAATCCACTCCAAAAATAAAATAAACCCAGAAGCATATGCCGCAATCATTACAACCATACTATCAACAAACTCACGATGGAGGCGTTCCTTGAGTTCCTCAGCTGTTTCTTGTTCAGTCACGCTGCCGCCCCCAGCTTTTCCCACACGTCGAGGTCCGGCTGCGCCACAGTCAACACCAGCGCCTCGGCGTGGTCAGGCGACTTGAGCCCACGCTTCTCTAGCATATCCTTCTTCTTCTCCACAATCACACGACCCTTCTCGTCCGTCAGCCGGCGCGGATAGCTCATCTGCTCCTGCAAGGTCATGTCATCCTTGGTTTTGTTCGGCAGGATCAGCACATTCGCCCACGGGTGCTCGACGCCACCGGGCTGCCCGGTCAAATGGAGATACAGCTCGTGGCCGCACTTGACACGCTCGCGAACCATCGCCCACAGCTCGGCCTTCATGTTTCCGAACTTCTCCTCGCTGGACTCGCCATCTTCCCACTGCGTCTCGCTTGGGGGCTTGCCGACGTTGACGCCGGTGGTGTTGAGGCCAATGACCTCGTGACGCAAGAAGGTCGAGCGGACTGCGGTACCGATACCAATCTCGTCGTAGTGCAGCCGAGTCACTCGGCAATCCCATCCATCAGGTCGCGTGAAGCTGTCGGCACGGGCGCACTCGACGCCCCAATGAGCAGTGCCGATGGTATCAGGGTCACCACGGGAGGCAATGGTTCGTACCCAAGGGCCAAAACGGGAAACGTAAGTGCTGAGACCGTCCCCCCCGCCACCGACGTCCATTCCGGCAACGCCATGCACTGAGGGGGGAACTGTCTCATAATTTGCGAACTCCGCCAACCTCACGCAACTCTGCACCCAAGCTGCCGGGATAAACACGCCCTCGACCGAGGCCGAGAAGTCGATGTCGTACTCACTCGCAAACTTCCATCCCTCAAGGCGCCCGCGCTCGCGGGCCTCCCAGCCGGGGTCCAGCGTTGTCTTGCGCGGGTCGCTCGACCAGTGGAACCGGAACTTCTGGCCCTCCGCCAAGCTGAACCACTTGCGCGCAAACAGGTTGCCGAGGCCGCTGACTGTCGAACCGAACGTGCGACAGCGTGTGTTCGCGGCAGTCGCGGCATCCACTGCATCAGGGTGATCCATGAATGCGCACTCGTCCAGCAAATACCACGACGACCGCCCACCGCGGCCCATCTGGTCACCGACCTCACCCGAGATGACATTACCATTCTCCGGGTTGACCAAGCGCATGAAATTATCGTGACGCGACGGAGTATAACCTGGCGGCAGCATCCAGGTCGGCAAGAGACGCAGCAAGATACGACATTTCTCGAAGAAGCTATCCGGATTGCCAAGGTGATCAACCTTGGATTGCTCGTAACTGCTGTAAGTCGTCTTGAACCCCGGCACATAGAGCCAGTGCCAAACGGCAACGGCAGCAGCAATCCAGCTGAACCCCATATCGCGGCTCTTGGCTATCGCATTATCCTGCTTGGCAGCCAGCCGGTCCATCAGGAAGGTTACCAGCTCGCGCTGACTTTCGAACAAGTCAAAAGGCACATTAGCCAGCAGGCCCTTCTCGCTGAGCCTCGGGTCCGACGTCCAGACCCAAGTGTCGAGCCAATAAAAGATGTCACGCCGGCTCTTCTCGCGTTCGATCATCCGAAGCGGCTGGGATTTGCTGCACTTCAGCGACCAGATCAAGCGTCTCAGAATACTTTCTCTGAAGTTCATCGAGGTCGCCGGCGGCGAGGGCTGCGATATCAGAGGGGACGAGGCTGTGGTTAACGTTGACTCTTCCATTGACGTTCAGATCGTGCTTGTCGCGCCATTCCTGCGGGCGCCGGTTCTTGAGCCAGAAGATACAAGCCGTGGTGTCCGGTGGAATGTGCTCGCGATATGGGACCTTGATTATCTCACCATCATGGCAAAAAATCTTAACAGCATCAAAGGAATAACCCAATGCTCGATTGAGCAGCGACCGCTCGACGAGATTATCAACCTCATGCTTTCCGCCCTTTAAGGCTGCCAAAAAATTCGGGCGGGTGTTTTTCCAATTTGTAATGGTAGCAATGGCAACATCAAATGCATCTGCCAAGTCAGCATCAGTTGCCCCCAGCTTGCACATCTCTTTTGCAACCTGAGCATATTCCGCCTTGTACGCTGATGGTCGACCCCTTTCCATGTTGTCAAACGCTCCGCATCTCTCCCTCGCCAGCATCGGGCCAAGGAGCTGCACAAGAAAAACGCCCGAGGCGCTGCGTCAAGCAGCCGAAACCAAGTCTTCCTCAGGAATCGCCACACGCACTTTTCTACCCAGCAGGTCGAACAGAATCTGGCAGCGCCCATGCGGCCCGAGGCCTTCATGCAACCCTATCAGATCACGAAACGGTCCATTGATGGCACGCACCGGCTCATTGGATGCAAAGCGGGAGATATCCGGGCGGCCAGGTAGCACCACAAAGCCATCCTCATCGTGGGCTGACTTCAACCGGTCTACCTCTTCGTCGGTAATGGTGCCTGGGCGATCGCCGTTCATCAGCACCCCCCGAACACCAATAGTCCCAAGCAGCCAGTGCCAACGCTTCATGGCAGCCACGAACAAGTAGCCGGGGAACAAGACCTGCATTCGCAGCACGCGCCGGTGACAGACCACTCGAGCCTGCCTGAACCTTGGGAGATAGCATTCGCCGCCCGTCCCGCGCTCGACATGCAGCAGGGCCTTGCTCTCGGCTCCGGGTACAGTGCGGGCGACAATCCAGGGCATGAGCGCTCCCAAGGGGTCAAACCCATATATGGCAAAACCACAGCGTCTACAAGTTTTGTTTTAACAGCCCCGTGGCCTGCGAGCCGTGGCCCGTGGTGCGCTCAACCAGCCAGGCGCCTCCCACCACCCTACCCCATCTTAAATCGCACCCTGACCGCTCCAGCGGCGGATTAGCACCATCCCACACCTAAACACCGCCATTACCTCGACCCCAGCGCACCTAAATACCACACCCATTGAAATCATTACAGAAAAACGCCAAATTCCCATATACTACTACTATTTACCATAGCACCCAGGTAATTGAGATCATTATATTTTCCGACCTTTGCGCGCGGGCAATTAAGCATAATCGCTAAAAACACTACAACCTACGGTACCCTACCATACCGGCTATACTACTACCATATGTCACATTTTTACCACATGCCCTTTTTTTCTTCAATACTTACTAAGGTGCTATTCGGACACACCATACCTACCATAGCTTTTTTACGATTTTTGTTTTTTTTATTCTTACATCACGCTGGTGCTATGTGCTAGTAGTATAGGGGAATTGTGCCAAAAAACCTAACAATTTCAATAAATTGTAAGAAAATTACAAAATCTATGTGGCATAAAAGAGACATGGTACCCCCTTGGTAACCCATTGACAAACCTAGATATTTTTTACCGTGTGGGAATTGGGTAACCTATGGCCGGGGTATGGTAGCTATGTGCCTCTTTTCCCTCTAACGGCAGGTGGCGCGCCTGGGGGTCCAGGTCGCGCCACCTATGTCAGCCGTGGGGTGTAACCCCGGCAGGCGTCGACTCATCCAATTAAGGATGTGTGTCGAATGCCCTTATACATGGGACCGGGTCGGCGCGCAAGCGCTTTTTAGCCGTACCGCGCATAAAGGTACGAAAACCAGCCGGACTGCTTGGGCGTCATCCTAAAATGCGCCCAAGCCTGCGACCGCGCCGCAACATCTTTTACGAAACGTATTTCGTGCGGGCGCATCATCAATTCATTTTCGAGGATCCTTTCGGCCATCTCCCATGTGCCGTTCTTCACAGTGGCGGCTCGACCCTTCACGCTCTCCGGCCCGCCAACCAACGCCACCAAATCGCCAAACGTGAGCCTTTTGGATTCCAACAAGCGCCGGATTTGCCTAGCCGCAGCAACAACTTCGCCGTCATGGTCGCTCCCGAGCAAACCTACCATCTTTCCGAGCAGGAACCTGGTTTTACTGTCCATGGCATGCGCCTCGGAGAAGCTTTCTTCGCTGTACGGAAGCCGCCGCCCGCACCAGCACTTCATGCGGCGGCACCCACAGGTCCGGATTCCTGGCCAACGCCGCGCGCCGGTGCCTGGATCTCCCCTTGTAATAATACCCAATCAGGGTGGCTAAGCTTCGGCAGGTCCGACATTCGCGCAGTCGGTAAGGACCAAAGACCTTGGCACCGCGGCGAATGGTCTTGGTGACCCAGATCGTGTTTTCCGGGGTGTAGGGATGGCCGTGGGGGCAACGGGTGACGCGGTGACTAGTCATTTTTCACTGCACAGCTTGGGATCGGCGTAGGAGCCATCGCCAAAACCGTGTTTCCGTAATGCGTTGGCACACGATACTTTCGCTATCAGTTCATTGGTCACCGGGTCGAACATCTTCATGTCGTCTTTGGTACCACGCCATTGTTCGCCTGCTCCATCGGCCGAACATTGCCCGTTTTTCCCCTCAAAATCTTCCTTCGATCCACCTCTGCTGCCCCACCACCAAGTGACATGTTCGCATTGCGGATGCTCTCTCTGCCAGACTCGAAGCTTATGAGTGTGCTCATATTCCTTCTGCATCAATGCAGAGAATTCAGTGGTGATGGATGCTTTCTCTTCATCCGTCGCTGGAATGTTGTTCATGATCGCGTCGGCGATCTCAGGGCAATGCGCGGCCTCCAGTGCCCGTGCTTTCAATAGTGCGGCGTGTCCTTCCGCTCGAAAGCGTTCCTGCGTAGCTCGACCAGTATCAACGACTGAAGATGGCAGCGAGCAGTTGGAACAGCTACGCCATGGGTCGGAGTCATCTGCCGCCTTGTACATGGCAATCGAAGTGAACCGCAGACCACGTGATTCTTCAGTCTGACATTGTGGGCGGATCACATCCGCCCACGCTGCGGTTGTCATCAACAGAAACGCTATGCTTGCCCTATTCATCGTCGCCTCCTTCATCGCTATTGATTCATGTCTTCTAGAAGCGCCGCCTTCGCGCACTCGCAGGCACCAACGAGTTCCATCCCGTTCTTGTAGCTGCTGAAACGGACAACGTATTTGTTTCCAGGCATGAGACAAACGGAAACGGCCGTCAAAAATTCACCGGCGCGGGCTTTTTCCGTAAGCTCCTCAAACATTTTAACGATACCGTTTGAATCTTTGTGTTCCAGCTTTACCACAGTCATTTCCGATCCCTCCATTAAACAACCGACCCCCAATTCGCCCCCACTCCGCCATCAGCCCGCAACGGCACTTGCAGCGTGACGACGTTTTCCATGATACGCCGCACTTCGGCCAGCGCGTCCTGTCCCTGGGCCGTTTTGGGCGCGCTGCCATCCAGCTCGTCGTGTACGGTTAGGTGCGGCGCCCCCAGGACACCACAGACTCCGGATTCCCATATCCGCACCATGGCTAGTTTCATGATGTCGGCAGCGGAACCCTGGATCAGGGCGTTGAGGGACGCATGGATAAAGGCCCGTTTAGTTCCGGGTTCACGCTGCTTGTAATAGATGGCCTTTTTCTGCCCATCCTTCCACTCGGTACGCTCCCACATGTTGAACCGGCGCTTTCGGCCCATCATGGTCCGTATTTCGCCGATCCTGGCCGCTTTGGCCATGACCTGTTGAGAAAGCAAGCGTATGTAAGGCGCTTTGCTGTGATACTCCTCAATGATGCGCTCGCCCTCTTGCTGGTCGACACCAAGGTTATGGCATAGCAGCCATAGGCCTTGCCCGTAGGCGAGACCGAAGTTCAAGCCTTTTGCATGGTTCCTGGACAGTCCGGTCATATCGGCGACAGCTTGGTGATAATCGGTGCTGGGGTCGTTGTTATATTTATTAACCACTTCTTCTGCGCCACGAAGGCGAAGCATGGCGGCGTAGTGGACAATGAGCCTGTACTCAATCTGACTCCAATCGAGTTTCCACCAGTCCTGATCCATTTCCGCTATGAAAGCTTGCCGGATTATTTTGGCTTCTGCTCCTCTGATCGGGACCTGCTGCAAATTCGGTTTTGATGAGCTGAGCCGGCCGCTGACAGTCCCCCCCTCATCCGACCGCAGCTGGTTGAATTGGCAGTGTATGCGCTCATTGGTGTGCCCCTCCAGGATAAAACCCTTGACGAATGTTTCCTTAAGCTTATCCAGCTCCCTGGCTTCACGTATGAGGCCAGCAACCGGGTGCTCGCAGTGGGCCAGCCACTCCTTGGTGAAGGATGGCGCATTGGTCTTGGCGGTGCGCGGGTAGGAGACGCCGGCCTTGTCGAAGACTTTGGCAAGGCTGGCCGCGGCCCACAGGTCGGGAACCAACCCGGAGACTAGCTTGATTTTATCAAGTGCCGCGGCCTGCTTGCGTGACATATACTCATAGAGTTCCTCGGCACGTGGGATATCCACGCGCACTCCGCGGCGGTGCATGGCAACCAGCATCGGAATCAATTTGGATTCCATAATGAACAAGCCCCACAGGCCCTGAGATTCCAGCTCGAGCTTCTGCTTTTCGAATATCCGCAGAGGCAGATCGACGTCGCCTTCGGCATAGGGTCCGACTATCGCTGGCGGAGCGCGCCAGATGTTATTCTTAATCCCATGCTCGTCTCCAAATGCCTTGGTAAGCCACTTGGACATTTCGTCCTCGACCTTGCCTTCATTCAGTCTCCGGCGAGCAATGCTCTCCAGCGAATAAGACAACTGCGTCTCATCCAACAACGGCTCCGCGATCTGGATATCATAAAATGGCCCTTCGACCATGACCCCATTGGCCTGCAAATAGCTTAAGTCATACAGCAGATTCGCCCCGACCTTCGGAACTGGTGTCCGCAGCTCTCGGTCCAGCCACTCCAGCACGTATTCCCGTGGCAGGTTTGGACCGATCTCGTGGGCGATCGGGTAATAGCCGCGAAACCCAGCCTGGGTTCCCACTGCCACCCCGACCAAGCGCCCATCGCGCCAAGCACCCATGCCGCGGGTTGCCAGCTGGGGATCGTAGGTTTCCACGTCGATGGCAATGAAGCCCTGGCCGCTGAGTCGTGGGTAGGCGTCGGGGCCGTCTGGCAACTGCCACGAAGTCGCAGGGATAGGTGGCAGCGGCCGCGGGCCGGTGACGGCGCTACGGCGCTCGGGGGGCGCGTCTTCCCAGAACAGGCCGTAGCTGTCGGTGCGCATCACGTACTTTCAGGACTTAACGGATACTTCGTGCCGCAGAAAGGGCAGACGTCAAAAGTACGAATGAGGTCTTCATAGCGCACTGGCGGAGCCTGGATACTTCGTGGCCCACTTCCTTCTTTCGCCCAGGATGGTAACGGGGCAGTCTGCCACGAGCGATAAAGGTCAGCATTAACTTTGTCTATGCAGTTGCACATCTGCTTTATCCTTAGTTGTCGGTACGCATCATGTACTCTCAAGGATAGCCGCCGCAATCTTTTCGAGCGCCACGCCAACGAATTCCAACGCGCCCATTGTGGTAGCCGCGTCGCCGACGCCAAGCCATTTCAATTGATCTGCGATACGGTGTGAGGCTTCGGCCTGTAACCAAGCGCCAACAAGTTCAGGATGCCGCATTGCGTAGCCGTCGCCAAATTCGGCATCAATCAACTGGCGAGCCCGGCCCAAGGTTTCCTCGTTCATAATCATTCTCCCTTGCACTTGCCGAGCGCGCTCCACATCCCTCCGGCTTCGGCATATTTTTCAATTTCTTTCCTGGAAATGGACATCGCCAGCCGGGCAATTTCGTCCAGCACTGCGACCGGATCGGTGGGGCCGTCGAGGATGGCCACGGCCTGGTCGCGGGTAAGAGTCACAATGCCCATACATTTTCCGCTAGGGCCACGCCAGTTAAGCTGCTCACAAAGCCTGAACTGGGCCTCTTTCAGTGCGTTTGACATTGGTGTATCCTTCTTAGTGGGATGCGTTGCTTGTAATGCAGACCATATTCACTCTCCACTCGCCCAATATTGGATTGTGCAGACAATCTCGGGTTAGCTCCTTTTCCTCGGCAAAAGTGTGCACACTTCGATGAACCCATACCCGCCACAGTTCGGACACGACGCTCGCCGACGTCTATCGTGAGACCTAATACGCTTGTCCCGGATACCCTTCAGCCGGCCAGTTCCCTCGCACCGAAAACAAGAGCGCCGCTCAAACCGGCCCTTGTTTTCGCCGAGGATCGAGTCTATTAGTTCGTCCATTGTTCTCACCTTCTACAGTCGTTGCGGCCATGTCTTGGTGGTATATGCAACGCTGCAGTGCGGCCCGCAGTATGGGTGGCCCTCCAGGCGCTTGGCGCCGCAATACATACCCCCTTTCTCCGCGCTGGTCCAGGTTGGCCAGCGGCAGTGATGCGGTTCGAGATCGACAATGGCAATATTACCGGGATCGGATTCGGCCACGGTAATCTCGACGATTGGGCACTCCTCTCCTAGAGCAGCGGCAATGACCGGCGGCGCGTATGGCACCGGCCTGGCGTGGTCGGTCCGCTTGGACTGGCTAAGTGCATGCCTGACCTTGGCACCGGCTGGGCGTCCGATCCATCCGGCCCGGTGGCGCTGGCCAATGACTGCATTTCGCGTGTACCGCCCGTTCAGCTCGTGAGCGATTTGGGAATCAGTGGCACCTTCCTCCCATCGGCGTTTCAGTAGGGCGATATCCTGTTCGGGCCATGGACCGCTCATCACTCCTTCTCCGCGTGCTTGATTTGGCTTGCCACCCATGCCCGCATGCGGACCCACCGCTGCTCGGGCGTCTCGATTCGGTATGCGCCCTCATCATTCATCCACATGACCTCCTGGGCCAGCGCGCGAGGCACCCGGAATAGCTCAGCGACGCCCTCGTAGTCCTCAGGGTCGACCACCCCCATCCCAAGGCCACGTGCCACTCCCACCGCGCCGAGAGCGCAGACCTCGCCGCTATAGGTGGCCAGCTCTTCCGCCACCAGCCGCTTCTCCGGCATCGCATCCAGCGCCGTTAGCATCTCCTGTAGAAAGGCCTGACCGCGTCGGCCGCGGAATGCGGACGTGACGGCACCGCGCCAGCGGATCATTGCCCAGTGATCACCATCGTCGGAGTAACCGGAGCGGCTCATGGCGGGTCTCCTTCCTCAACGCATTTATCAGCCAAACGATAAAACTGGGCGGCTGCGTAACGCGACCCGCCGAAATGGGTCCATAGCACCTTGGCTTCAAGAGCAAAAGCAATGGATACAGCTATCACTTCTTCTTCTGACTTGCAGCGCTGAAGAAGAGAAACAGCTAACTTCTTAGCCTCATCGAGGGCAGTTTTTAGTATGCTGTCTGTTAGATCAGCCATTGTTTCCACCCTTCTCCGGTTATGGCCGTTGCCATGTTGATCTTGTTCCGCAACGCCTTGACAATTTTCTCATCCACCGTTCCCATTGCCATCAGGTCAACATAGGTGACCGAATGGCGCAGGCCATCGCGATGCGAGCGGTCCTCGCTTTGCATGCGTTTTTCCAGGTCATAGGTGTTGGCAAAGTAAACAATGGTATTTGCATTGATCCAAGTATTACCCAGCGATCCGGCATAGCTGGCAACCATGAACCGGCATAGCGGATCGGAAAGGAAACGTCGCTCATCCTGGCCTCGAGTTGCCTTGTTTGCCCCGCTGAAGGTGGCAACGGATTCCTTGCCATATTCTTTCTCCAGCGCCTCGACGATCTGGTAGATCGAATACAGGTATTCGGCCCATATTATAACCTTGCCTTCGCATTCGTCCAATAATTCTATCAGGGCATCAATCCGGTTAAATCTAACCGGATTGATGCCACCATGCTCATCCACCCCGTATCCACAAACCAGCTGATGCAGCTTGACAATTTGGGTAATTGCGGAAGACGCGGTAACATGTCCGGTATCCGTTTCCTCTCCGGCAAGTGCCGTAGTGGCAAACTCCAGCAGCTCCCCATAAGCCTTCTTCTGCTCGGTTGTCAGGGCCACTTCCCGTATTTGGTAGATCTTGGGCGGCAGATCGAGGGCCTGATCCTTGGTGACGCGGTAGGACCAAGGAGCAATTTTCTGCTGCAGCTCCTCGATATTCTGATAGCCTTTGATCTGCGGGACGTTTTGGATGTACCCGCCCATGGCCAGGATGGCCTCGACAAGATCAGCTCGCTTCATGCCGTCGGCGGCAATTAGCAATCCCTCCACCAGCTCGCTGCGCGGCATTCTGGAGGGGTCTTGTCTTGGGTAGACCTTGGCATATTTGTTTCTCAGCAGTCCGTCCGATAGCAGGCATTGCCCCCGCTTGATGCCGACGCAGGCCAGGAAAGTATTACGGATTTGCTCTTGTGGCAGCATGCATATCCGCTCGACAATGGCATAGCGGGCACGGAAGGTGGCGAAGTTGGAATAGCCGAGGATTCTGGGATCGAGGAACTCGAATTGGCGGTAGAGGTCCAGGGGGTTCTTTGGTGTGATCAGTCCAGTCAGGATGTAGCGGATGTCTGCAAATCGTCCGAGCTGCTGGACCGCTTCGGTACGTAGGCTGGTGTTGCGGATGCCAGTTGATTCATCAACTGCAAGAATGCTTTTACGGTTCGTATCAAGGAACTTTGCACAGTATTGATATGCCTGATTGACCTTAATCTTCCGCGACAGCGCCTCGATATTAACAAACAACGCCCGTGGCCTGTTGGTCACGGTCAGCAGCCACTCCAGCCGCTCCTGCTGTTTCCTGGTCTGCTTCGACGTCCATACTGCCCATGCCAGCCGCTTGTACAGGTCCTCCGACAGATGGGTCTTGAGCTGCGACAGCTGCAGGTCGCTCTTGTCCTCATACCAATTGGTGATGGAGCCGGCTGGAGCAATGATTCCGAGGTCGTGGGCTTGTCCGGTCAGCTCGAGGGCGCCGAACTTGTCGAGGATGACCTTAGACTTGCCGGTGCCCATGTCCATTAGGAGGGCGAAGACGATCATGTTGTCAAGCCGGCGCAGCGCCTCGGCCTGATGGGCGCGTGGGGCGGTTTTGGGTTGGTAGGTGATGCGGCTGTCCATTATTCGCATCCTTTCCCAATTGCCCCAGCGTCACGTTCATCAGTAAATTCGCGCCAGTGGCGCCAGCCTTTTGGACAATGGAAGCCCCACTCCCGGACACGAGGGCCAGTCAGAAAGAGAGACCAGCATGGCTCCTTGATTTCAATACGATGTGCTGTCCAAGGCAAGCGGAAGCGGAAGTCGCCGGCCGAATAACGCTGTGCATGGTGCACGCCACCTTGGGCAATTGTGTGTTCTACATAAGCGCCCTCAAGCAGGTAGCTCAGGTTAATATACATATGGTCATGTAGCGGCTCATCGTCCGATCGCAGGAACTGATGCAAATAGGCATTGGCAAAATTGTTGCGTGGGATGATCCACCAGCGGCGAAGATATGGATTATCCTTATCCCCAATTATGAAGTCAGGGAGTCTGCCATCGGCGATATTATGCCACCAGCCCATTATGAACTCCTCACTATAGCTCCACAAACCTTGTCGTCTGCGGCTTTGCCAAGTACAGCCGCTCCCGAGCCCGCGACGCCGCAACATACCACACCCGCATCTCCTGGTCGCGATCGTGCTGCATTCCCATCATGACGCGCTTGGTGATGTCGGGGCTAACCATGACGCAGTCGGCTTCGCCCCCCTTGGCGCCATGGATGGTGCTTATGACCACTCGCCCTGGCTTGCTGAGTGGTTCGCCCTCGCGCCGCAGGCGGCGTATGTATTCGCGCTCGTCGGTCCCCAGTGCCGTCAGGGCGGCCATCCAGTCCGGCCGGCCTTGGAATGGGAATGTCAGATCGTTCCAGGCGAATTTCTTTTGCGGCTCGGCCAGTGGCTCCATGCCGCTGATATGCCGCACCACCAGTCCGGCTTCGATTCCGCTGAGCGTCTCGCCCCGCCGCAAACGCTCATAGGCCACAACCGCGCGCACTGAGGCAGCCCGGTTTGACCACTCCCCCTCGTGCTGGTAGACCACGCCCTGGTCTCGGCACGCTTTGACTAGAGCCGGCAATTGGTAGACATTACGGGTCAGCAGCAGCCACGAGGACACCCCACGCAGTGGTATCTGGTCGAAGTGGTCGAGGTAATGGACTTCCCCTTGCTCATTGCTCTTGGCCTGCCAACTCTTCGGCCGCCTGACCTTGATCTGCCGGGAAATGCTCTCGACCTTCAGCCATATCTTCTGTGGCAGGCGCCACGACCGCGGCAGCACCTTCATTTCGCCCTTGAAACTCAGAAAACTTTGCAAGTCGGCGCCCGACCATTCAAATATGGTCTGGTCATCGTCGCCCGCGATAATGATGCGCTTTGCCATGGCTCCGATGCGGCGGGCGAACTCCCATTGCTGATGTGTAAAGTCCTGGCCTTCATCAAGGATCATGAGGTCGAGATCAAGCGGGCCGTGGCTTTCGTGATCCATGAAATCGTTAAAGTCCAAGATGGCCATGGCTTTTTTGTATTCGTTCAGTGCGCTGGAAAACCGCAGGACGTCCTGTAGGCTGATGCGCGGATCGACTGCTTCGCGCCAGGCCTGCTCGACGGAGACCTGCTTGGCCCTGGCCAGGGAATAGATGGACAGGGCACGGTCACCAAGGCCACCGTCCTGGGGTGGACGCTCGATTGTTGCCCCATAGCTGTGCCGGAAGGTAAAGCATCCCAGCGCTGCCCCCAGCTCGCGGTAATGGCTGGTTCCCATGACTTCGTCACGCCGCAGACCCAGCAGCTTGAAGGCGGCCGAATGCAGCGTGCGGAACCAGAGGAAATCGTCCTGGGTATAGGGGAAACGACTGGTTGCCCGCGTAATGGCCTCATTGGCCGCCTTGCGGGTGAAGGTGAAGAATCCGATGCGACTGGGGTCGACTCCGACCTGCAGGGCAGCATCCACTTCGTCAAGCAGAGTCGTGGTTTTGCCAGTGCCGGGAGGACCGTAGATGATGTGGGTTCTCATGCTGGCGCCTTTGTCCTGCTCTTGATTGTCTGCCACGCCATGCGGCAGAGCATGATCTGGTGTCGGCAATCGTCGAGGGCGTGGTGTTCGATGCCTTCACGAGGAACTGCTTGGTAATTGAGCCCAGCAGCATCGTAGAGCGTCCTGGTGTCACGCACGTTGAAGAATCGCCATGGTGCCTCAAGGCCTACGGCACGGCATGCGAACTCCCACAGGACTGAGTCGAAGTTGGCCCCTTGCGACCATACCTTGTCGGCGGCGAGCTTCGCCCACCATCCCTTGAACTCTCGCACGATGATCAGCAGTGGCTTCGGGGCGACGCCCAGGGCGTCTATCGACTCTTTCGATTGCTGGTTCCACCAATCGATTGTGCTTTTCTCGAATACAAGCCCCGCTTCCCTGCAGCTCAGTTCGTCAATATTGCGGTAGAATACTGCAGCCTCACCAGCAATATTAAAATCGAACGCTATGGCGCCGATGCTGCGAATCGCACACCCCGGCCGCATCCCCCAAGTCTCCAAATCGAGCATGATGTTCATGGCTTGTCTCCTGAGTTATCGGCGACCTAAGTATTCTTTAGCCCAAACATAGGCCGCAATGGCGGGCCAGCACATTGCGACGGTGACGCGCCCGAACTGCACTTGCCAACTTGTATATTTCTTTGCCATGTTAAGATGGACCTCTTCCAACACGCTGTAAAAACCAGCAGCGGCTCCAACGTATGCCATGGCGGCGACGATCAAGATGAAAATCTGCACGTCCGCGTCCCCCAAGTCGTTCATAGCTTGCCGTCCTCTACGGTTTCTATCATTTCATCGTCGCACCATAAAGATGGCCCAGCGTCCAAAACAAGGCGGCCTAATCCTTCCTTAACTTCTATTATGTACCCAGTGCATCCAATATAGATATCGGATAATTGATACTCATTAGGCGGTATTTTTATTTTCACTAATCTTACATGGTCAAACTGTCTCATTGTTTCAAAACTCCTTCGTCCCGAACTCCGGCAGCGGCGTGTCCTCAGCTCCCCGCTCCGGCTCCGGTATCACCCATATATTATAGTTTTTTCCCTTGATCTTGACCAGCCGGCTTTCCCCCTTCATGTCGCGCAGCATTTGCCAGACATGGTGCTCGGATTTGTATTTGAAACTATGGAGCGCCAGGTATTCCAGCAGGCCGCGGGAGCGGAACCATACTTCGCCATCCCCGGCCTTGAACGGTGAATGGCGATGAACCAGTTCCTCTTTTGAGGTGGCCTGGGCCTGTCCGGTGGCAAATTGCTCGACCAGCATCTGGAACTGCCCGGTGGGACTGGCGTCGACTGGTACTTCTACGATCTCGCATGACCGCAGCTTCTCATCCACGAACTTGCCCCAGCGGGCCGGGGGCAGAGTGGCGGGAATTCTATTGATGTTGCTGTCGACCACTTTTTTCTTGAACAGGTTCTGGTTAAGCAGCTCCTCCGTCGTCAGCATAATCCTGGTGTTGCTGATTTCCAGGAACCACAGCACGGGGTCCCCGACATATTTGGTAATGGACCCTATTTCTGGCTGGGTGCCGCCTTCCCCAGTTTCCCCGACCCCATAGGTGCGGCCCAGGCAAGAGCGTCGATGGCAATGGGCAGCAATGGGTTGATGCTTGCAACGGTAGCCATAAGCCTTGCTGCCAACAGATTTTACTATTGTGTTTAGTTCGGAAAGGGTCAGCGGCGGGGTGCACATTCTGACATTATACTCTTGGATTCTGTCCTGCCAGTCATCCGGGAACCGCTTGCGCAGGTAGACTGCCACGTTGTACATGCCGTCGTTGCGATGTTCCGGGAAACCGCCCATACGTTCTAGGTGCTGAAGACAGGGTGGGCCTTCATTGAAATTATTTGAGCTGTCCTCCTCTGAGCTAAAGGGCTTGGAATGGTTTCCAGATCAACCCGCTTCCCCCATGCATACTCCACAAACTCATCCAGTGACAGCCGCTGCCCATCCCGAATCCCATAACGCAAGGTCTTTTCGGCATAGTAATATGGCATATTTAACCAGTTGCCGAGATCGTGGTCCTCATCGTAGCGGCTAGTCTGCTTGGGAAAGATTTCGCAACCTCCATGCCCGAGGGCGGCGGCCCAGGATTCCATGGTATTGCGGACGTCCTTGGCCGGCGTTGGTTTCTCCAGGAACAGGAAGCAATGGGCGCCACCACTTTTGGTTCGCACTATGACCAGCGGCAGTTGGAGCTTATGGATTTTGGCCTCAAGGGCTGCGAGGTCAAGATTATAAATATCAATATCAATACAGGCCCAGATGACGGTATTGTCCGTCCGCAGCGGAATGATTCCGAGCCCTGGTCCATGTCCTGCCAAATGGGCCTCCCATAGCGCCTGTGTTACCGGTTCCTTGATTGTGAGCGCCTTGCCTTCCACCTTGCCCCGGTCGTTGGTGCGTTGCTTGCTAAGGTCATAGCGGCCGTAGGCCTTGGTGTAGCCGGCGAAGAGGTCCCAGATGAATGGTTTATGGTCCATGGCAGGCTTTTCCTTCCGCTTTGCTGATGGCGATGCGTACTGCGTTGCACGCTTCCTCGTTATCTATTGTAGTTAATTGAGCCGTGACAATTCGCAGTGCTGCCAGCATATCCGGCGCGGCAGCAATTAGTGCCACATCGTCTTTACTCACAGTAAAAGCAATTAGTGCCATACCCGTGGCTCTTTCTTAATAAAATGCGGCTCCGCGCCGGAGTTTCCCCAAGTACTGACCCCACAGGAGGGGGCGGGCGCCCACTTCTTAGAATGCCAGGCTCCGGGCATTCAAGGCCGCACTTGGACCGCGTGTTTATTTATAATCCAGCCGCTTTCGCAGCTCTTGGATTTCTTCCTCCAGCTCGGCTATTCTCTTGTCCTGCAGCTCTGCCGGCACGTAATGAGCCACCGTAGCGCGCACCTTTTCACAATCATACTTCTCCCCCAGGACATACTTGCGCATGATCCAGGTTTCGCCGGAAAGTAGCCCCTTTATAATGTCATCGACGGTGCGCCAAACATGGCTCTGAATATTATACTCGGTATCCTTGATCAGACTGTCAGTAACCGCGTCCCACAGGCGCATGATAAATCGGGTTTCGAAGTCCTTGAGCAAGGGCTCAAAGAACTCGGCCTGAAAATCAGCCGTGACTTTCTGGGCAAAACGACGGGCAGAAAAGTAGCCTGGGCCAAGGGTCAAGTTCTCGTTTCCCTTGACAATGTCTTCGTCAATAAACACTGGGCCCTGGTCCCCGGCCGCCTTGGCGTCTCCGGTCACCTTGGTCTGTCCTTGTCTAGCAGCCATCATTTCCATTTTTGTTCTCCTGTGAATGCCCTGGCTTTATTAGCCAGGGCTGGAAGTTTGAAACTGTTTTAACAGTTAAAACGGCACCTCGTCCCGCTCCACCGCCCCCGGTTCGGTCGCCGCCGGCGCCTCGGCCACCTTGGCCCCGGTGTTGAAGGCATTGTACAGCGCCTCTCCCGCCGCATAGTCCTCGGCCGATACCCAATCCCCGTCCTTGACCGTTACCATGAACCAGCTGTCCGGCCCTTTGGTCTTGACCAAGGTGTTGAGCCAATAGCTGCGGGCAAATGACGGAACTTTGACCCCCCGGTACTGCTTGCTGTTCATCATGAACATCCAGTTGCGGGAGACTGTATGGCCGGTAGAGGTGAAAGTAATGATGTAGGACAATGGAGGGTCACGGTTAAGAATCCGGCCGATATGGTAACGGGTTTCGGCTATCTCGTTGCCATTTTCCCTGACCAGGATCTTTCGGTTTGGATTTTTCGGGTGTGGTTCTTCGGTGACATCGTTGGGAATATCCCGATGACGGGCCACGAGGCCTTGGCGGTTGGGCTGCCATTCAACAAAATCTTTCTCAAAGTAGCAAGGCTGAAACAGCAGCCCGTCTTCGCCCTTGATAATAGGATCAGTCGCGTTGCGCAGCCAGAAGTCGCCGGCCTCGGCCCCTTCAATGCGGTTGGGGTCGCCCTTTTTGACTTGCGGGCTGCCGGCCTGCAACAAATAGATCAACGGAACCATATTGTCCGCTTGATCGGTCGACAGCCCCTTGCCAGCGTCGGCGGCAAAGCGGTTGGCGAGCTCGGCCGGGGGGCCGACGTGCTTGATGGGTACGGGTTCCTGACGTTCCTTTACCTTTGCACTTGCCATTGGTACCTCCTGTTAAATTGTGCCCCGTCTCTCCGGGCTGTCACGTCTCCGGCTGGCTCAAGATTGGCCTCTCAACCAATTCCTGCATGTCCAGTCTGTTCTGAGCAAAAAACAATCGACCATGTCTGCCCGGAAGATATCGCTATGCATAATCCTATAAGCGATAATAGTGGTCCTATAAAGATCATCTCATCTCTCCATTCTTGATAGTTACGCCATCGCATTATACTTATAGCTGCTTTAACTTAACCACTTTCCCCACTGTCGCTCCCAAGGTTTCCAAGGGCGGAATGGTATTGTGCTTTGTGATCTGTTCTTTCACGAATGCGGTTAAGGTGGCCCAGGGAACCGCACGGTCGTTGGTGTAAACCACCTTGGACTCCCTGAGCCAATCCTCGACCTTCTTCATGGTGCCATATTCACCACGGCCGAACTCAACGGTGATGACCGCTTTGATAAGGTCACCGTGCCCGTGGTCCGTCAGCCAGGTGAATGCCTCGTTCTTCTTTTCCGGCTCCCAGTCCGCTTTGATATTAGCGTGATAATAGGGCTGCGTCCTGGCCTCATAGGCCGGCATATTGCCCTCGGCCTCGATGCCGATGGATGTGACGCCGGCTTCCTCGAATAGGGCGGGAAGGGTCGACTTGGTCATGGTGTCGATTTCGCCCTTGCGGGACTTGAGCTGGACTTCGAGGTCGTTGGCCTCGAGTGTCAGGTTACGTAAGTGTTTCGTGGCCTCGCGCAGGCGGTCGAGCTTATCCGGGTTGAGGGCAAGTCTGGCGTTTGTTATTGCTGCGGCCAAGGCCGCGCTGGGGGTGTTCATGCCTGCCCCCTATGCTCAAATCTTAAATAGTCAATATGATGGAGGGCCTTTTTCCCGTCGGGGAATTGGAGAAGGACCAATCCGGGGGCGCTCTTTGGAAATTCAACAACGCGTCCGACCATGTCATAGGTCGTGCGGACTTCATCACCATGTCTAAGTCGGTACATCGGGCCGCGAAGGCAGTACGGTTTTTTTTCCATGCTAACCTCCTGTGTGGACCCATAGGATAAAACGGGTAAAATAAAAAAGCAAGCCCCTGCTTAAATGGCCTAAAGGACCTCACAATGGACGGTGGACTCCGCCAGCTGTTCCGCAAGCACATCAAGTCCGCGCAGTGGACTTCAATCGAGTCCGGGCAGACAGAGCGTGGGATACCAGACAGCGAGTTCTGTTTTCCCGGTGGCATCCAGGGATGGATTGAATACAAGCAGACCAAAGGATGGGTGATCCCAAAGACCAAGTCCTGGCCGTTCCAGGTTGCATGGATTGACCGGCGGGCGCGGTTGGGTGGACGGGTGTTCATTGCCGTCCGGCGGATAGATGAGCTGTGGCTGTACCGTGGCAAGGACGCCAAAGGGCTCAAGACCGGGGGGCTCAAGGCCATAAGGCCGATGCTGCGGGAGGAAGGGTGGCCGGGGCGGTGGGACTGGGAGGCAGTGGAAAGAATTTTGAAAAAAGATCAGTGAGGGGCTTGATAAAAATATCAAGAGGTGTATAGTCCAGTCATCAGCAACGGGGAATACAGAAATGACACGGATCGAAATCAACCTTCAGACCGCAGCCAACCATGGCTACCTATTCGCGATTGTAGGCCGCGCGGCCTATCTCGGTGCCGGATCGAACGTTGAATACATTGGTCCTGGCAATTGTGGCGATCTGCGCATCATGCCTACGGTGCCATCCAAATGATCCGCGAGGCCCTCATCACAGCGATCGAGGTGGCCGCGATAAGCGGCTTCCTCGCCGCAGGCGGGTTCTGGATGATGCTGACGACGGGAGGACTGCCAATATGATTGGGCTCATAGTGATCGCCGCGTTGTTCTTTATCGGAGGGTACTGTTTTGGGCGGGCTCATGCCTTATGGCGGAGCCACAACAAGTCCTAGCCGCGACAGCGGGAACCGAAACTGGATAACGAATGTTATGGAACCTCTCCACGTCCAAGACCAAGTGTTCCAGCTCCTCGAGGGCTGGTTTCTGGTCGTCCGGGGCCGCGTCTACGGCACTTTCGCCACCGAAGCAGCGGCCCGTCGCGACCTTGAGGCGCGGTGGCAGGTTGACTGGGACCTCAGCCGGCAGCACCATGGTTATGGCTGAACTTTTTTAAAAAATCAGCATCAAAGGGCTTGATATTTTTATCAAGAGGCGTATTATCGGAATTGTCGGGGATGGGACCCCGGCATCACAGGAGAATCACCATGAACCAGCTAGTCAAAACCAAGACGCAGAGCCTTCGCACGCTGCTGGAGAAACTGGACGCCGCCCAGGCGGCTACCCAGGACGTCCACGCCGAGGCGCTGCGCGCCGCGCGCGAGGCCTTCGAGCTGCAGCTCGTGCAGGCGGTCCACTACCGCATGTCGCAGGCGCTGGCCGTAATGACGGGGGACTGAAGCGACCCGAGGCCCTCGGCCATGCCGGGGGCCTCCAGCCGCGACATGCGGGGCGTAGGAGGAATTATGACAAGAGATGAACTGTTAGCAGCGTATGAAAGCGGCCGGCGAAATTTTGGTGGGGCCGACCTCACCGGAGCTGACCTCAACGGGGCCGACCTCACTGGGGCCGACCTCACCGGGGCCGATCTCAACGTGGCCGATCTCACCGGAGCCGACCTTAGGGGGGCCAACCTTAGAGGGGCTGACCTCGACTGGGCCAATCTTAGCGGGGCCAATCTCGGCTGGGCCAATCTTAGCGGGGCCAATCTCAGCGGGGCCAATCTTAGCGGGGCCAATCTTAGCGGGGCCTATCTCAGCGGGGTCTACCTTAGGGATCAATGGATTATTCAAGGTGGCGTTCGCTCAGACGGCTATCACTTTCTACTACAAAAGTTGACCCAGGATTCCGAACCCATGGTAAAGGCGGGGTGCCGTTATTTCACCCTGCCAGAGGCGCATAAGCACTGGCGACAAACCCGCGGCGGAACACAGCTTGGCCTCGAGACCTTTGCTATTCTTGACAGTCTCGAAGCATTGGCCAAAGCGAGGGGGCTGATATGACCATCAGCAATATCCTTTATATCGACCCCGACGCCCGCGCCCGCGCGCTGGTCAAGAGCTGGCGCTCGCTGCCGGTCCACGAGCTGGTGCCGCGGGTCCGCGCCCTGGCCCTTGCCAACAAGATGCGCCGGCTGCCGGCGGATGTACACGAGGCCTGGCTGTGCATGCATGCCGTGGTGCTGGTGGCGCAGGCGTGCGGGAGGGGGTGATGGATTTGTTCTATGAATGGGTGAGACGATACCAGCCAAGAAGACAGGAAGCCGTTGAGGCAACATCTGCACTCAAGTGTGCCACATCTGCTCAGCTCGAAGAGGTGACCCGACTGGTCGAACTTGAAAACCTCTTGAGGAAACTCGGAATGAGGTATGTGTCAGTCCCGGCACACTTGGTCTGGACCGCTTACCTCAAGTACAGGAGGAAACAGAAACGTGATCCAAAATATATTAACTACAAGCAAGCCTTAGAATTGCTCGCCAAGCATGATGATAATGACTGGTTGCAGGGCGGCGATCTCACCGCCGCGGCTTCCATTGTGGTTGATGTCTATAGGAAATCCCAGGATCAGGTAAGAAAGGACTTGCAGAAAATGATCGTCAAGCTGGGGGTGAAACAAGAGCCTTGATTTTTGTATCAATCCAACGTAAGCTGATTATCCACACAGGAGGCACTACCAATGAACCCATCCGACGGACCCCATGAGTTGCCCCGACATATCATGCAGATGGTCGAGGATGGCGCCCCGGACTTTCTGTTCATGGGCACCGACGATCGCTTCGAGGCCTGGGCCAATCGGCCGGTTAAGCAAGCGATCTTCATCGACCATAACGTTGAAAAACAAATGAAAATTAGTGCTGCGCAGAAATCTCAGGTCAAGCCGGCTGGACCTAAAACCGGCATCAAATCTGTTAAGACAGATCGACGCGGACAACGCTGGAACCCGCGAACCGGTCGATGGGAAAGCCTGATCCAGCCTCTTCACGGGAGTGTAGCCATCATGGCCAAGTTGTTGATTCTTCCACTCGATCAGGATATGAAGGTAATCGCCCGGGGCAAGACGTCCCTGGCTCCGGGCGCCACTGTCAATGAGATCGCAGACAAGGTTGGATATGCTGCCGGTCGCGGCGGCAAAAAGGTGGCCTTTGTCTGGGTGACCACCGAGGACCAGCCTGATCGGCCGGCCTTGGCAGAATGGCACCTTGTGAATGACAAGTTGATATGTGTTTCTCCACCGTCGGTGCAGATGCAGTCGGCGCTGGACAATGCTCCCGAGATTCCCAACGAAGTTTCTAACGATGAAAAGGAGACTATTGTGGCGAGCAAATCAAAGAAGGCCAGTAAGGCCAAAGCGAAGGTTATTAAGGCTAAGACCGCCAAGGCTAAGGCTGCCAAAGTCAGAAATGGCAACGGCGCAGGCACCTGTGGTGCCAAGACTCAGCTCATTGCCGAATTGCTGACGAGAAAGAGCGGCTGCACCACTGCCGATGTTCTCGCAGCTACTGGATGGACTGCTGTGTCAATGCCGGCAATGGCCAAGGCGTGCGGACTGACTCTCCGTAAGGAAAAGGAAGCCGGCAGCGTCACGAAGTATTTTGGGGAGCGTTGACCATGTCAAAGTCAGCAAAATCTATAGTCGTGCCTGACAAGTCGCGACCGCCGCTTACCCAGCGCAGCGGCGTCTGCACGACGATCATTGAGGCCATATCCCGCAAAAGCGGAGCCAGCATTTCGGAGCTGATCGGCATCCTGGCCAAGAAGTTCCCCGAGCGCCGGCCGGAGTCCATGGCCACAACGGCGAAATGTCAGGCCAACCTGCACGCTACCCACAAGATCATCAGCGAGTCCCGTGGACGCGTGTACTATCGGCGGGAGGGGACCAAGTGATTATTAAGAAGGAACTCGCCGAAGGAGCCGTGGTGTACAACGCGGATTGTCGCGATGTGTTGCCGATGCTGGGGAAGGTCGACGCGGTGGTTACTGGACTCCATACGGTTTTTGTGTTAAAATTTTCGCATGGAAAATATCAGCGATTTAGCGGCTGGGGTGGCGGGCGAGCATCTTGTCTGCGCGGACCTTATTTTACAGGGATATCGGGCCTTTCTAACCGATCAAAACTGTCCTTACGATGTGGCCGTCGATGTGGGCGGGCGACTAATTCGCATTCAGGTCAAAGCCACTCGTGCCCCCAAGGCAATTCCGCAACGCAAGGGCCATTTTCCGGCCTATCTATGGCACGTCCGGCGCGCGGGGAAGGGCGGCCAGCGCGTTTATCAACCGCACGATTTCGATGCGCTTGCATGCGTCGCCCTCGATTGTCGTCGCATTGCATATTTGCCGCCGTCGCTTCGTATTCAGACAGTGCATATTCGCACGCACGACAGTTCCGCGCCCTCCGCGCGCGGCGGCAAGGCGGGGAAAATCTTTGAACAATATCCCTTCGCCACAGTCATCGGGGAATTGCTGGGTCCGGCGTGAGCAATTGTCTGAATACGTCTCCCTCTATCTTGGAGACTGTCGAGCTATTTTGCCAACGCTTCCTCGCGTTGACGCCTGCGTTACCGATCCGCCATATGGGATTAATGAAAACGATAAAAAGATTGCGTCTCGTGGCGGATATGGAGCCGCCAGAGGTGCTGGCAATAACCTGCGTTATGCAGCTGCTATTGATTATGGCGAAGTGTCATGGGACAAGGAACCAATCAGCACTGAATGTGTAGCAATGCTACTCGCGTCGTCAAAATGGCAGATTATTTTCGGCGGCAACTATTTTCAAGGACTCGGACCAACGCCATGCTGGCTGGTGTGGGATAAGGTAAACGGTGAAAGCAACTTTGCCGATTGTGAGCTTGCCTGGACCAATCTTCCAAAAGCCGTGCGCATTTTTCGCTGGATGTGGAACGGCATGCTGCGGCAAGGAGATTCCATTACTCGCCAGCATCCGACGCAAAAGCCGGTTCAAGTCATGGAATGGTGTATAGGGCAGCTTCCCGATGATGTGCACAGCATAATAGACCCGTTCATGGGCTCCGGTACGACGGGAGTCGCTGCCGTTGGCCTGGGAAGGAAATTCATCGGCATTGAAAAAGAGCCTAAATACTTCGATATCGCATGTAAGCGCATCTCGGATGCGATCAAGCAGCCGGGGCTATTTTGAAAAGGTGGGCGTAAATGAAACAAGCCCTGAAATGGATTCACGACGCCATGAGCGTCAAGTCGTTCGGCATGAACTTTTACTGCGTTGACAACGGCATCATCAAAGCAACCAATATAAACTTGACTGCCGGTCATCCGTGGCCGACTGGACAGCAATTCCTGGTTCCCGGCATGGAGTTCGAAAAGGTTTTGGCAAGGATGCCCGGAGAAGTGTCGATTACAGTCAATGATGGGTCGATCACCATTAAATCCGGGCGATTTCGCGGAACCATTCAGACGTTGCCGATGACCGATTGGAACTTTCCCGGTGTGGATGTTGAGTGGCTACCCATGCCTGCCGGCTTGCCCGGTATACTGAAGGCACTTCGGCCATTCATATCAGACAATACCGGACAACAATGGGCCATGTGCATCGCACTTCAGCAGGGCTGGTGCTACGCGACCAATAACATTGCGCTTGGGGGTGCTCCCTGCCCGGAGCTAGGAGACGTCCAGGCCATGCTTCCCGTCTGGGCCGTGGATTTCATCATCGATCGGGAAGAAGGGCTGGACGCCTGGGCCTGGACCGACCACTATGTGGCCTTCCGCTGGCGCAACGGTGCGTGGATGCGCAGCCAGCTGGTGGTCGGGGAGTTCCCTGCCAAGGCCGCAGCCCTGGTGCGGTCGGCGCTGGACGAGCAACCGACACAGAAGATAGAGCCAGATTTCCGCTCAGCCTTCCTTGAAATAGCAGCCCTGGCCGAGGACACCATCCTGGTCTATGCGGATCGGATTGAGAGCACATTTGGCAAAGCGGTTATATCAGGGGAGGCCGAGTGCGAGGTGCCCCAGGGTGCGCCGGCTTCCATCTGGGGGGCAAAGTACCTTGCCCCCATAATGGATGGGGCAACTCACTGGTCGCCGGGGGTCTGGCCCAAGCCGGTGGTATTCAAGGGACCAGTGGTGTCAGGGTACGTGGTGGGGAGGAGAGCTTGACCACACTTGAAGCGATACTGCTTGGGATCATGCTGTCGTGGACGCCGAGCATTCTGGTCCTGGCGGTTGTTCTGTGGAATCCGAAGAAATGAACGTCATCGACAAGATCCAAGTTGCAATCCTGGCCAAGCTGCCGCTCGTCCGGCTGCAGTTCAGCACGGGCGCCTTCGGGGCTAATACGCGCTGGCAAGTCCACGCCGACGTGGCATTGACCTACGAGACCGCCGAGGAGCTGCACCGGCTGCTCGGCGCGGCGCTGGGTCAGGTGCACCAGACGCAAAAGGATATTAGCGCAGCGTCGACCGAAAAGAGCGACAGGAGAATAAATTGAAAAGACCCCGCAGCTTGCGCCGCGGGGTCAAGTCTGGGAGGAGCATCCTGAGAGGGATCGCTCACGAACCCATTGTCGCTTTATCTGGGGGCGAGGGCAACGGTAAACTTCGCCTCATGGACCTCCTTCATGGGCCAGAGCCAGAACTGCAAGGGGTTGCATCCGCGGTCCGTGTAGCGCCGCATCGTGACGGGTCCGGGGGCAATCCCGTTGGGTGCCCTCCAGTTGGAATGATAGGTCCCCGTGGTGCCGACCGGGCCATGGACCACCGAGTCGACGGAGGCGAAGGCGAACACCTGATGGGCACTGTCCTCCAGCACTGGGTGGACTCTCCCAACGCAATTGGGCCGCAGCACGTGGTAGGTCCACACCGCCTGGAAGTGCTGGCCCGGCGCCACGACGGGCGGATCGATCCACAGATGCGTTTCCCCGGCCGGCGAGCGGTCCCACAGCATGGAGGCGGGTATGAAGAAGAGCACCGCGCCGATCAGAACCGACCCGACCGTCGATGGGTTCCTCCAGATCCAGCCGCAGAGCCGCCTTACTGGCTGCGTATCCATTCGATCAGCTTGATGCCGAGTTGCCAAAGCGCCGCGCCCATCGTCACCAGGGCGGGACCGCCAACAAACATCAGCCCAACACGCTTCCAGAACCACTTCTGGTTCCTCCTGTTCTCCAGGATTTCCTGTATCTGCGGGAGCGTCTCCTTCACGAAATTGCGAAGTTCCAGCACCTCGTCCGGGCGTAGACTTTCGTGGCTCCGTATCGCTTCCAGGAGTTCTTCGGACTGCCCCCGGACGACGTCAAGCCTAGCCCCGAGCCCCTTGACGACTTCCGCTAGGAGCTCGAGCGGAGACTGGTCGACGCTGCGCCCGGCCTCCTCCTCGGGCTCACGCCGTCCACCCCGCGTACGTTCCACTTCACAGTTCTCGTCCGTTCTAGTCTAGCCGCTTGACGTGCGGCGCTGCTGTTCAGTGTGCCGGAAAATGCAAAAACAGAGAACCCGCCGCCAATCCGGCTGCGATTATGGCCACAATCAGCCCTACGTTATCCCGATTATCCCTGCGACCTTCCGTTTGAGTTCCAGATCGGCTCTCAACCGCCGTCATGCGCTGCTTTAGGTCGTCAATGTTGCCGCCAAGGTTAGCCGTCTTCGAGTCGAGGATCTGCGTCATCCCGTCGATCTGCTTGGTGAACCCGGCTTCGATCTTGGCCGTTGCCTCCTTCGCCGCGGCAAAGGCCGCGTCGACCGCTAGCTTGGTGTCGCCTGCGCGCTGGTCGGTTCTGGTGTCGCGTTCCGCGAATTGCGCACCAACGCCAGCGAACTTCTCGATGCAGACCGCCGACAGCTTGTCGATCTTCTCTTCCAGCAGCGCCTGCAGAGTGGTTGAGGCCGACCTGATGTCTTCGTTCCGGGCTCGACTGTAGGCGGACACCTCTGAAATGCGCTGATCGATCGACTTGAGCTCGGTGGTGAACAGCTCCTTCAACGCGGCTATTTCACGCTGCAGGCTCTGAGTTGTGAGCAGGGTGGGATCGGGGACGGGGACTAGCCCCCCGCTCGCCTGATAACCACGAGGTGGGCTTTCGGCGCGATCCGATCCGGTGCCGGTATTATCGGCCATTGCCGTCCTCCGGCTCGTCTCCCAGTTTCCTGCATATCGCGAATCGCGTCCCTATGCGCGGCTTCCCTGGTGGGGTGAATTCCAGCGCGACCTCGTTGCAGGCAAGGTATGTGCGGAAGTAAAGCGGCTGATAACCTGGAAGCGGGGCAATCCCAGTTGCCGTCGCGACCACAGATATCAGCATCCATTCCATCATGGGAAGTACCACCAGAGCGGGATTGTGTACCACGCCACCGGATTGTATATCAGCACCCCGAACTTGCTGAAGTAGACCGCCATGGGGACGGCGGGGATCACGGCGACCAGCCCATGACGACGAACGTCATGTGGACCGCATAGCCTCCCGCCATGCCGAGGGTCAGGGCGCAGAGCGCTCGCATCATAGCGTCACCAACCAGATCACGAAGAAGAGCGCCGCAGCGATCAGGATAGGGACTACAATCCGGGCGGCGGCACGCATCCGGTCGGAGTGGTCGCGGTGCATCGTATCATCTGCCGCGCGGAAATGTCGGAAAGCTAAGGCCGCCTCCCGAACTGAACACACAACTCAAGAGCTCAAACAGGAAGTAGATGCCGGCGCATGCAATGACAATCCAGAGGATGATCATGATCGCTTGCGGGATCGGGGCCGGAAATCCAAAGAAGTTTACAAACCATGGAACCAGCAGACGAATCAGCATTATTCCGCCAATTAGAACAACGATGTAGACCCAGAATGCCGGATTTAGTACACAGACCATTTTCGCCTCCTATTTCACGATCTTCAGCCCTCCCCGGTCACATTCAAGCCCTTCGATCATATCATTGTCCGCGAGGATGCGCAGGGCATGATAAATGTCCGCCCGTCGCCCCGGATCGTCAGGCGCGCGACCGAGATCGATGGTGATTTTTATCCCCCGATCCCGGTCGAGATTGAGCGGCCATTTGGTGCCGCCGTTCAAAGGTCGATCAACTCACGGTCGACGTGATCGCGACGGAGGTCAAGACCTGTGCCTCCGCACTAATCGTAATCGCAAGCGATGCCGGAAACGTCTGGCTGCCAACGATCACACTCAGGCTAACCGAGTCACTGCCTGCCGCGTCCGCAACCAGAGTCGCAGATGTCCCGTCCGGGGACGGAGTGAATGTGTCAACACCTGGGGCTGATGGGTTGTTTGTCCAAGTCGGCGGGCTATCCGGTACGGGAGCCGTAAGCATTGGATTTCCGTTCTGGTCGAGATATTCGATGCCAAGAGTTGCGGTGTGGCCCACCGTCAGATTTAGCATGACGAGATTCTCCATGTTTGGGTGAAGGAAGATGCCTACGCCGTTAACCCGGAAGACGACGTAGGCCGGTAGCTTGAAGATGGGGGGCGCTCTCATAGCTAGCTTGTTCTACCTATCAGTGGGTCGCGGCCGGGGCGTCGAGGCGGCTGGGGCTGCGGATTGCCCTGCTGGGGTGGCCGAGACGGAGCTGTCGTCCCCCAGCCAGCCGTAACCGCAGTCTCATAGGCTGCCGCCTGGCTGCTGACTACCCGGAACTCTCTCTGCACGTCGCTGCGCACGTTGGGGTTCTGGATTTCATTGATGACGCGGCCAAGGGCCGTCAATGCTTGATCGAGCGCGGCGTGGCTGGGTACCGTGCCGGGGGGAGGCGGCGGGGACGGCGGAGGCGGGGACGGCGGAGGCGGGGTGACGGGAGGGGTTAGATTGCCCCCCATAGCGTTCCAGTCCGCGATCATTTGAGCGTAGTTGAGCCCAGTTGGCGCAAGGCCGGTCGCCGCATTCAGCGTATCCTGCGAGAAGACGACATAGCATTCCCCCTCTTGAGCCGCCGCACAGTAGAACGCCAGAGCGGCGTATGTCATCAGCCCGGTCATTGCCCAAGTGGAAATGATAATGCCATTGGAGTTGTAGTCGATGCCCGGCGGACAGTGTCCGTTCTCGGGATCAGGCGGGCCAGCCACATCCCAAGTGAATCCGCTCGCGGACGGGAACGGTGTGATCCATGCATCCGGCAGGTCAAGACCGATGATCAGGTTCTCAAACAGCCATATTGCGGTTTGCACCTCGGCCTGATTAGTAGGGTCGACTTCGAGGTACGCGAGGGGCTTATGCGCGCTGCCGGAGGGAGCTCCATTCTTCATCCACCAAGCAATGGTGGTCTCAATATCGCACCCCTCGTCAGTATTTGGATTGCCGGGAACATAGCCGCATGCGCCGCTGTAAAATGCCGTAGTCTGTGCCGTGGTGTAGATCAGCGGGGTAGCCGGCTCATTGCCGGTCATCACACCCTCGACGTGCTGGATGCCGGCGATCACGCAATCTCCAAGGCTGTCGTTTTCGTACATCTCCGCGAGCGCTGGCGTCGCCGCTGCCGCATAATTGGTTGAGGCCGGCGGCGTCACGCCTGGGATCATATAGTTCTTCAGCTTCAGGGTAACGCGACCGCCGACCCTGTGCTTGCGGCCGAAGCGGGCGGTGCGGCCGTCTGGATGTGTTACTGTCTTAACTGCCATGGTGATATTTCTCCGTTTGTCACAGGTCTTCTCCGTCGAGACGAAGGCACTGGAACTTGATTGTCATCCCCTTGATCGGGACGTGCTCGCTGACCATTAGTCTCCCAAAGTCGTCGCACATTTTGAGCGTCAAGAAATGCGCGACAGGGTTTGGAAATGAAACTCCATCTCCACAGTACAGGCCGATACAGGTGAAGATGATTTCGAACATTGGTTATGCCTTCAGCATCTGGAAGGATACCGGGATCAGGATGAACAGCCATATGGTCCAAAAGATAGTCATCGGTCCCTCGGCTGTGTATATTCTGGATTGGCTTTGTCACCAACATAGAGCCCGTGCTTATATTTTGGATGGTTCTTGCCGCGCAATTGACGTCCTTTCAATGACTTGTCCCGCATATTGGCGGCTTGATCACCTTCAAATAGATGGTCAGGATTGACGCAAAGCACATTGTCGCAGTGATGCAGGATGTGGACTTCCTTGGGAAGATCAGCACGTCGATACAGTTTCCATGAGACACGATGCGCGCGCTGCATGATTATTCCGGCAGGCCGCATTGTGAAACAGCCATAGCCGCCGCGTTTTTCAAAGATCGGTCCCAACCAAATCCAGCAGCCTGAATTTGGTTCTGGCATAAACATGCTTTCGAACGCATCTCTCGGATTGTCAAAATGTATACAGCGCTTGGGTGGCATTGATCAGGCCCTTAACATTTGAGTGTGCATTGCGTCCCTATATTTCGCACTCCAATCGCCGCCCCAGGTCCATCCGGCCTGCTTGAACGCAACGACGATTAGGCTGTCTTCTTTGAACTTGGTTTGGCTGGCCGTGGCGTGCTGCGGATTAGCCGCAGCATTCCAGTCAATTGCCGCTCCCCACGCGTGCTGCGATAGTGTTCCAGTCCCGCCGATATTTCTATCATTATATGAACCATCGAAGATGTTGTATCCGAATTCATTGATCTTGTCCTGGCTCTGCCCGATCGCTGGATGGTTCCAGATGGCGTTGAGGATCATTGTAAGACTAGCCGCGCACTTCGCGTTAATTGCGATCCACTGCGCGTGCGTTCCCTCAACGGTCAGCACCCATGGGCACGTCACCTTGACAAGGTTCGATCCAGGCTCACCGAAGTATGAATAAGCTTCATCTTGGCTCGGATAGGTGGTGTGCGTGATGCCTGGGATCGCACCAGTTACTGGCGCCGATGGTGTGATTGGCGGTGCTGGCGCCGGTACATTACCTTTGTCGAGCACCGACACGAAATCCCATGACGTGATGTCCTTGACATCATCGAGATTGCCGGTCTTGCCGAGTGCTTTCCATGCTCCGGGCGTGATGTCGAGTCCGGCCAGATTTGTATGTCGGCCAGTCGTATCGGTTCCGGTCTCGGCCTGGGGACGGGCACCGTGATCCCAGTAGGGATCATGGGTGTTCCAAGGGCCAACATCGACGACGGGGCAGTCAACGGTCTTGCCGCGGAAGAAGACTCGGATGACAGGAGGCGTTCCGGGGAAACGGTAGGGGAGGGCCGCTCCGGGGTCATCGCTTTCGACGTACTTTTTTGGGTAGTGTTCCGGGTAGTAAGCGGACTCTTTTGAGACTTCGCTGTCTCCGACGCCGGCAAAGCTGGTTGTGGTGATGTTGGTAAATCGCGGGAGGCCGGCAGCAGGGGAGGGGACAGGGGCTGGTTTGACAACCACCGGGGGCGCTGGTGGTGCGGGAGGGAGAACAATGACTGGAGGAATAACGGCGGGCGGGGCCGGAGGAGCGGGACCGGTGGGCGATTGAACACCGCCACCACCAGGAGAAACTGGCACAGGCCCAGCAGGGATAGGCCCAACAGGAAGGGCAGGTTGTGTGGCTGGCGCACCGTTCTTCCTCGCTAGCAGGATTGCCTGATAGAATATGAGCGCCTTATCCGCGCCCACGCTCACAAGGAGCATGAGCAGCATGATTTGCGTGGGATCGAGGTTCACGAGGTGAAGCCTCCGGCTGGCAGTTGAGGCACAGGCGCCGTCGGCACCACAACTGGAGCCGGCGCGATCGACGGAACCGGCATGGTGCCGATCGCCGCCTTAACGTCCGCGATGAACTGCTGCACCACCGGTCCCTCGGTCTGGACGAACGTTGCCAAGGTCGGCCCCCATTTGATCGCCAGATTGATCCACGCGATGGGGCTCGAATCGCCAACCGTAGCCGCCACGTCTGAGAACAGCTGCAGCGCGGTCGGCTCGTCTGCCTTGTAGAGCGCAATCGCGGCCGGCCCGTACTTGGCGATGACAGGCTCGAGCCGGACCACGATAGGGAGCAGATTTAGAATTGATGTCCAGTCCATTACAGCCTCTGTCTGCTGGTGGCATAGGGGGAAGGCGGCGGCGCGGCCTCGACGACGGTCTTGATCGAGTCATCCTTGGCCATCGTCTGGAGCGCGGGTGCGGCGGTAGGCTGGATCTGGATCGGCGCAACGCCTTTGATCTCGCTCGCCGTCTCAACGACCTTGCTGTCCCGGTGAATGAACAACCCCCACAGCAGCGGCACGAGCGTCGCCGCCGCGCCGGCAATCGAAGTCGCCGTGCTCTGATCGATCAGGCCCTTGGTGGCGGCAGCGGAGCCGGCAAGGCCGATCCCGGTCGTAATCCAACTGAGCCAAGTGTTTGTGTTCGGGTTCATTGCTACAGCTCCTTTTTGAATTGTATCATAAGCCCACTATATAACAGTGTTATAACGCAATTACCCCATGAGTTCCACCAGTTCGATCTGACCTCCGGTTGATAACGCCCCGGCGTTCGTGTACGGGAACAAAGTGGGACCACTTCCGGATGTTGGCTTACCGTATAATTGATAGGTAACCGACGTAACGACACCAGGCGCATCCAGGGCGGGCACGGAGATCGAGATGAGCGCACCATCAGCTGCCTGAATAGTTCCGATCAGGGTTGATCCTCGAGCGATTTGGTACACACTTCCCGACCCATTGGATTCAGTAACGCCGTCCACGCGGACTCTAATGAAATTCATTGATGCAGTTGGCGTTATGGAGGCGGTGATGGGATTCGAGAACGGAGAAAACACGCTCACAGTTCCCGTTGTCCCCTGGGTAGTTCCGCTGCCGATTATTGGACCCTGAACCGGTTCCCCCGGTTTGCGCTGGCCAGGGCCGAATAGCTGAATCTTAGTGGGACCAGTCGCCCAGGTGCCAGCAGTCGTCAGACCGGACCCCCACTCCATGTAGCCGAGGATGCGAATTGACTTGGCGGAGACGACACTCGTCGTATAGTAGACGCCGGCCGTGCTATAGCCAGAGGCGACTGAGGTCTGCGGAGCGTCCTCGTTAAGGGGGAAGATCGGTGTCGTCGGTGTTGAGCAATTGATGAGACCGAGCGCGACGGTGCTGGCGTTGTTGAACGCCACCACCCACAAGCGGAACGGAACGCCGCTGGGGGCACCCATGGTGTCGCCGGATGCTATGACGAGGGTTGTAGCCGCCGTTACGGTTTCCGCTACCAGCTCGCCGTTGGCGATGGTGCTGTCACGGAACGGAATGGTCACGGGGTTGGTTGCGCTCGGCGCCGATCCGTTGGTACCGAGGATGCTGACGGTCAGCTGGTTGGACCCGACCGAGGCGCCTATCGACAGGTTGACCGGTGCATTGAACCCGAGACTGATGCCGCTCGCACCGAGTGTCTGCAGCGCGGCGGTCAGGTTAGTGATGAGCGTAGTCAGGTTGCCGTCGTCGAGAACATTGATACCGCCGAGCTGCGTGCTGATGATGTTCGCCAGCGCGGCAGCGAACATGCTGCTCTGGCGCCATGATCTATTGGCCTGAGTAGGGTCAGCCAACTCCACAGACAGCCCGCTGGCGGCTATGGTCGCATAGCTGGATAGAGGCATCACCGCTGGAGGCACAAGAGTATTGGCAAACGGAATATAGTCGATTTCTGCGGTCATGCTTTCCTCATCCTAGCCAGTAGCCCTGGCCCCATCCAGAGCCTGAAACGCCCCAGTAGAAGTATGGTTGCGTCGGGTTTATGGCGTACCATCTGACGCCTACGCCTGCGGGCACAAGGTTCAGGTAACCGCCCTGGAACAGCGCCTGCTGGACCGCGGTCGGGGAGCCGACCAGCGCCAGCCCTATCGTCATGTCCTGGAAGTCGAATATCAGCAGGGTAAGCCCGGTGCTGGCGAACAAGGTGTTCCACACGTCATAGGCGCCGGGGATAGTGCCATCCCAATTGTTCGCCGCCGCGGTGGCGTAGAGCAGGATGCGATAGTCGGCGTCATTGAGCGCCACTAACTCCGTCGTCGGCGTGCCGGGAGCATGCCACACGCCTTGGCCCCAGCCGACGCCCGCGATGCCCCAGCTGAAGTAAACGCCGGTCAGCGGCTCGGACAGGTACCGTGTGACGCCGATCCATTGCCCTGTCTTGTCGAGCTGGTCGCCTACGGCGGTGTCGAGGTCAAACAGGGAAGGTATCGATTCGATCGTTGCATATAGGTCAGCGAGCGGCTGCAGAAGCCCCGCCATCATCGCCATGAAGTTCGGCTGCTGGTTATACTCGCTGGTGACGAGCGCCAGCCAGTTGTCCGGGAACGGTGGCTGAGTGTAATCGAGCGGCATTTAGCTGACTACGACCAGGTCGGCCGTCGCGGAGACGGCGATGGCGTTGAAGGCGATGGTGATGTCGGAGGTGCCCGTGTTTAGGGTCACGGACTCGAGCTTGAATTGGCTGGCATACTGAGTACCCTGCAGCGTGGCGATGCCAGCAAGCGTGAAATAGACAACGGGCTCGCCGATGTCCAGCCCCTCGATATATGCCAGCGCCGCTGCCTGGATAGCCGCTGCCGTGGCGAGCGAGTACCCCGTAAGCGGCGTCACGGTAAAGACTGCGGAGATCGTAGTCGTCGAAGCATAGTAGAAGTTGATGGTGTCCGATACACCGTTCTCGTCGACTACGACTTGCGAGGTGCTGCCGTAGGTGCCGGTACCCTCGGACTTCTTGTTGAAGATCGCGGTAGCGACGTCTAACTGTGCGCCGCCGACCACGATCACTGAAATAGTGTGGCCCGGCACTCCGTTCCCGTCCGTCGATCCAGTGTCGTTATTGTCGTAGGCCACGTTCGTCACGCCCGGCACATTGGCAACAGCTGCGGCGATCGATGCCGCCGGAGTAACAGCAGGCCCGGCCGTGCTCACCACCTGGCGCTGGCGCAGCGCGGCATCGCTCTCGACCGGCGATCCGACTGCGGGCGTGTTTGATCCGTTCGTGACCGACTGCCAGTTGAGCGTCGGCGTCAGAATGACACTGAGCTGACCGGCGCTCAGGTTGATAGCGCCCGGTGTGATACAGGTAGCAGTAACGGTCACGGTACCGCCGGTCCCGATGGTCACGGTCGGCGGCAGGTTCCATACCGTGCTGAGGTTCTGGTTATCGCCAACTTGGCCATTGTTAATGATGGTATTCGCCGTGCCAGTCAGCGTGACGGTGCAGGTCGAGAACGTCGGCACCAGCCGGCGGATCGCGTTGATGAGCACCAGCGCTGAGAGGCCAGCGCCTTGGGCGTAGACCGGCGAGTAGGCATTGTAGACTGAGGCGGCGAGCTGGTTGAGAGCGGAGACGGCCTGCGCGAAGATGGCAAGCATCTGCTCGTCCTGCGTATTCGGATTCAGCACCGTGTCGGCGCCATAGATGGAACCGAACAGGTTCTGGCTGCCCGCGAGCACGTCGGCGTAGTCGGGAACGACGACGCCGGTAGAAGTGATCTGGGTAGTGGGAATAGTCACTTTGTGTCCAGTTTATCCGTGTTCATTCGTCCAGCTATCTCAGCCTCTTGTCTTGTTTTGTAGGGCTTGGACATTTCGTGCGGGTGCAGTTTACCTTTGAGAAGATAATAATACCTCCACATCGAACCTTGCTGGGTTACGTGGACCTCGGGAGCATCTCGTATGAATCGTTTTTGACGATCCAATATTATCTTTCATATCTCTACGTTGATCACTGTAGTCGACTGCCCAGCCGCACTGAACTGAGTGTCGATGGTCGCCTGTACGGTCAGCGCCCTACCGCTCAGCGTCGAGCTGTACTCGACTATCTGCGTCACGCATCCCGCTGGCTGGGTGCTGAGGATAACCGACTGGATGATGATATCCACAACGCTCTTGGCGCCGAACTGGCCCAATATCTGCTGGAGCCACGGGGTGCCGTAGAGCGTATCAAGGAACCACTCACCCTGCCACATTTGCAGCGTAGTTTCAACCAGCTGGCCCACGGCGGCCGGGCTGTCGACCAGGTAGTTGCCGCCGCCCTGGCCCCAGGTGAAGTCGCCAGTCGCGGATAGAGCACGGACCCTCATGTTCCTGCCTTCGGCGCCGCAGTCGGAGCCGGCGCGCTCGCGCCCGTAGGCTCCTGGTACGAGTGAGTATGCCCCTGCAGCGTCACACTGTCGGCGCCGCCCTGGCCGGCAGTAATGCCCCCGGTAGCCGTCAGCGCGCCTGTGACAGCAGCCCCCCCGTTAGCAGCCAAAGTGCCAGTAACGGTCATTCCGGCGTCCGCGGTGACAGCGCCGGTCACCTCCAAGGTGCCTGTGATTTTCACGTTCCCCATGAGCTGGGCGTTGTCAGTGAAGTTCATTGGACCGTCGAGATTAATGCCACCCGGAGCCACTACGTTAATGATCTGACCAACATCGTTCAGCTCGAGGTAGGTCAGCCCATCATTACTGGTCAACCGCATGTTGGCGGGTGGCGTCGTGGCGGCGGGGGCATTAGGCTGGCTGAATATGCCCGGAATAAAGATGCCGTCACTGAGATCGTGCATCCGAATCATGGCCGGAGGCTGCGGGCCACCTTGCAGCCACCAGTTGTCGATGCACCGGCTAGCAAACACGATCAGGCCCTCGTCGCCGGTGGCCAACGGCCACACCAGCCGGCCACGGCTGCCGCCTGGCCAGCTGATCGGGCAGTCCTGGCACGGCTGGATGCTTTGCCACGGCCCCCATGTCTCACCGTCCTGGTTGAGGAATCGCCCCTGCACTGTGATCTGCACCTGCGCTGTACCGATCTTGGAGCCTGGACCAATGTAGTATCCAGGCAGTGCCGTCCAGATGTTCGACTGCTGCCCGTCCAGCGCTGCCTGGAACAGCAGCGTCAGGTCCCCCATTCGCTCGCGACGGTCCACTATATTCGCCTTGCTCGCTGCATCTGATACTGAGGAATTTTAGTTCCTTTCTTGAAATACTTTTTAAAATATTCCCGGGCTTGGCGTTCTGCGTCTAACTCATCGGAGGCTTCTCCTTCCCAGGTCCATCTGCCTCCTTGAGCAAAAGTAACCTCGACCTCATACTTCTTAGACCGTGACGCAACGCCCATCCGCCGCAATGCTGCTTCTGCCGCCTGCTTCTCACCCGGCGTTCCTGGCCGGTTGTACAGATTCATCACCTTCTGAATCTGCTCGGGCGTGGCGTCGAACACGAGTCCGCCAATGTGGAGAAACACTGTCAGCCCCCCGTCGCCACCTGACCATCCTCACTTGTCAGTGCTAAGCAGGTCATGCGAGTGAACCACGACGGCCCGCCGCGGCTGTCGCCCTCATGGTCGGCGACAATGACGCGGTAGAAGCCATCTGCATCGGTGCTGGCAGGGAATGCCAGAATGGTCGGCTGTACCAGCGCACCCGCGCCCGTAAGAATGTTCGTATTGATATCGCGATTGTTGATCTGCACCCGCCGCCCACATCTCAAAAACGGATTGAGAAGAGCAGTGACCATGATTCCGTTATCCGTGACCTCAGGTACGAGCACAAGGCCGGTCTTGACGTTTAGCTGGATGACAGCACCGGGGTCGTACCCAGTCATTGTCGTAAAAATCAACTGCCCATTGACGATTTTGAAGGTTGTATTCGTGCTCAATGCGATGTCATTGAGACTAGCTACTGAATTGCCAAACAGCACGCGGCCTCTTGCCTGCGTCAAACCTCCGATTCCCTGGGGAAGCTGTGCTGGTTGTGGGTTGCTTAGATCTGGGTTCATTTTATTCTGAATAAAATCAGCCTGCTGCTGAAACGTCCTATTGGCCGCAATAGCGGCATTGATGTAGTTGAAGTTCCACGCCTGGTCGCCATCGCTGCAGAACATCTCCAGGAACGTAGTGATGTTGTCGACCCGCCCCTTCTTGAACTGCTTGATGGTGCCCTGGAATATTTGACCGTAGTTGCCTCCCTCGTATCCGGCCTGCAGCGCGACGTACTGGAACTCCTTCTGTATCTTCAGAGCGGTCTCATCCTTGAGGTTGTACACGCGAATCGTCGCGAGATTAGGCACCGCAGTATCAAACTGACGCACCTGGAAAGTGATGCGCATGTTGCTGACATCGATGCCGCTGGCATTCGTGGATTCGAGCGGCGGCCCTCCCTGCGTCGGTCCTTGAACTCCCGCCAAATTATTATAGATCACCAGCCCCACCTTGCGCAGATACTGGCGATAGTTCGGCGGAGGCGTAGGCGCCTGCAGCGTGACGGGGAGGTTAGGGGGCGCGTCGACCATTAGGCTGGTACTTGTGCCAACGGTACTTTTAACTTATCGTCGATAGACCGACTAAGCTTTCGCATGAAGGCGACTATGGGTGTGCCGAGCATACGTGATATGGTCGACCTCTTCTTTCGTTCCATCCCCCTCAAGCCAAGACTTAGCCGCGTCTTCTGTAGAAAAGAGTCCAGTTTTAATGTGCGGTTCAGCCTCACCATCTGAATTAATAAAAGCTGATGTCACCACAACTACAATCTTGGTTTTAGACATAGGACCTCCCCTTGCATCATTGCAACCAGTACAGATTGCCGTCACTACCGAGGTTGGCGTAAGTTGGTACCGCGAACGTGTTGCTGGCCGTCTGCACCTGTATCTCGCCTGCCCCGACGCTGCCACCGATGCCGAGATATGCGAATGGCGTCAGCAGGTCTTCGCCGGGTACCGCAGGAATGCCGCTGACGATCTGGTCGCCGTTGTCATCCAAGATGTCCATCATCCAGCTCGCGTTCGGCACGTTCCAGCGCAGGACGAGATTATAGGCGACGGTGCCCAACGTGATCTGGATCTGCTGAGCCTGAGGCTGTGTCGGGATGAGGTACGGAGTCACGTACGGCGCCTCTCATATTGATTGTCTAGTTTCTGCATGTTCGCCTCGGCGATTTCCGCGAGCGTCAGTCCATGGAACTGTGCCAAGACAACGAGGTAGTGTAGAACGTCGCCCAATTCGAGCTTGAGTGCGTCAACGTTTATTGCTGCGGTGATGCTGCGAATATGCTTATTGACGCGCTCTTGACACTCGCCGACCGACCCACCGAGGCCAAGCGCAGCACTAACGAGGCCAGTCTCATCCCACACGCGCCAATTTTTGCTAACGTACTCTTCAAAATCATTCATGTTCCGCACCCTCTAGCTCGGCTACAAGGACCATCGCCCTGTCAATGTCATACATCTTTAACTCCTGAATAGCGGCGCGGGTAGCAATGGTTTTTGACCAACAGGATTGACCGGCGCAGTCGCGGCAGCATTCTGCTGCTGCGCAGCCGGCGGAACAGTTGTGGTGCTGGTCGTGACGAAGATAATCTCCTGGCACTCGACGGTCATCATCAGCGCGTTTTCGGTGCTCTCGCTGGTCGTCTGGCTGACACGCCGCGCGAGCATGTTGTTGTAGATGCGCTTGCCGGTGATTACCTGAAACGGAACGAGTGACGCCTGCAGCATCAGGAACGCCTGATAGACCTGCTGGTCGTAGACCGGATTACCGCCGGCCTGCGCCGAGGAGTCCGACCAGCCCGCTCGAATGGTCAACCGCGCCGGGCGCTTGTAGGCATGGTCAGTGACCGCGGCACCGCTCTCAACCGGTATCTGCGTGATCTCAACTTCGTCGTCTGCGCTCTCCTCGACGGTCACGTCCGCAATGAAGCCGCCGATCGAGCGAGGGCGGATGAGCACCGGGCTGAGCAGACCCTCCAGGGCCGCGATGCCGACGGAGACGCCGAGAGGTATAAGACTCATTGTATTTTCTGACTGAGACTTCTGAAGGTATCAGCGATGCGCCTATTGGCCTCGTTCATCTCATATTGAACGTCTGCAGCGTTCTTGACGTTTGGCATATGGTTGATTTGACTGACGTTGATCGTATTGGTTCGCGAATTGTTTGCACCCACGGCAGGAGCACTATCGACACCAACGACGTCTCCCGCAGTTATGTTACCCTGGGGAATAGTAAACGAGCCACGAGGCATCGGGAGGCCACTCCCTCCCTTCTCAGGATTGCTAAAGGCGGCCGTCCCAGGCTTCCAGCTGCCCCCCGGGGACCACATGGCTGGCTCATGATAATCGTGAATGCCAAGCACTTGGCGTATAGCTGACCTCAACGGTTGGTCTGGATTTTCAGAATCCTCCTTTATCATCTGCATTATCATCGGTATTAAACTATACGGCCCTGTTTTCCAGCCACTAAAGCCAAGCACTCTACCTATAACCGCCATTATTCCTGAACCTGCCGTAACGCCTCCAGCCAAACCAGCTGCGGTACCTAGTTTACCCTGGCTAGTTACATCCGTTGGACCAAAACGTCCAACCATCTTATCGAGGTCTTCAATAGCACCCTGAATCTCCGGTCGGAGATCCTCCGCAATGCGTTTACCAACAATGCCAAACTGACTGGCGAGGTGCCCGAGCGTATTCTCAAAGTCGACCCACCGACGATCATCTGGTCCATAATCAAGGTTAGCCTCTTTCAAGCGTTTGATGTACTCAGCTTTAGAAGCCTCCATTCGCTCAAGATTGTTATTGTTCTTATATTGCAAATAGAGATGCTCCGGAATATGCAATTGATCTGCATACTGTAAAGCAATGTAATCGGCAACGCCACGCTGAGACCGTACAAAAGTTCGTATATCAACTTCTGGATCGCCCGTCAGCTTGTGCTTAGTAACGCCTTCAAATAAATTGCGCAAGCCAGGCTGGCGACGCATCGCCGAAGCAAAACCCTCTATAGCACCCTTGGCCTCATCTGCTGAAACACCTATCTGCGTCGCAGCAAAGCTAACCGCCTGCAAGTTGGTGACTGTGGAACCCGTGCGCTGGCTCATGTAGTAGAGGTCTTCGAATTGCTTGGCCACCGCGCTCACCATCTCGGTCAGCGAAACGCTCGTGGCCACGACCTCGGCCCCCAGCTTGGCGGCAGACGTCGCCGTACCCTTCAGCGCGTCGCTGAAGCTGCGCAGCTGCGCCTGGTTGACGGTGAAGCCAAGTGAGACGAGGTACTCTTGTAGGACCTGAGCAGTCACTGTCGCAGTATTCCTGGTATTGCCGCATAATATGCAGTCATGGCGTTATCCCGTGCATTATTTACGGCGGCGGTGGCATTGGCAATATCTTCAGTGGGTAAGCCGGTATTCGGTAGTTTCTCCGGGCAAGTTGCCAGTACCCATTTTAACCACAGCAGCTGATGACGTTGAAGCGCCTGCACATACTCCATCTGAGCAACCAAGGCATCATAAAGCTTTTCATTATCTGTCATTTGTCTCTCTCATTTGCCCGCCGCTCGTTCTCCGCACGCACGTCGAGTGCGTCATTCAGCAGCCCAATGTCCAGCAGCCCAATGCGCGTATCGTGCAAGTCAACCAGCGACAGGCACCCTTCAATAACTGGGCGCATCAAGTAGTCTTCCCCGCCGGGGAGGCTGGCCCACCGTCCACCTTCGCGTCGCTTGATGCCTTCGGGGCGGGCTCTGGTGAGAAAGGGCCGATGCGCAAGCGCAGCACCTCCCCGACGAGGTGCATCATTGTCGGGCGGTCGATGTCCTGGAACATTGGTTGCCCCGCCGCCCACACCGGAGCCCACTGCTCGCGCTTGGGATCGTGCCGCCGCAACGCGCCCATGCATGCATTGACGATGTACTCGACGTCCTCGTTGCTGAGGCTGCCCCACGCGATCACCTCAGGAAGCAGGATTTGCGTGTCGCCGCGTCGATAGCTCTCCGCCACAGCTTCCACCATCGCCGCTCCCATGCGCCGCGCCACGTGGAGTTCCACCATCACCGTCATGGATTCGACGCGGTAGGTGTGGCCGAGATATTCAGTGGTGTCAGGCATCAGTTCGCACTCGGTGTGCCGGTGCCCAGCAGCTCGTTGTCGATGCTGCCGATGAAGACCCACGTGTTGTAGTTGCCGTCCTGAGCGTAAGTCAGGTCGCTCTGCTTGACGAACGCCATCTGACTGGCAAGGACCAAGTCACCACGCGCTGTGTCAGTAGTAACAATAGAGTTTTGACCCCAGTTACCGCTGCTGAACCGCTGAAAATTATAGAGACCCGAGAGCAGTGAGTTCGTCGGCGCAGTCTTGAGCAATCGCACCGTAATGCGCCCGGCGTTGCTGGCGCGTAGGCTGTGCATGATGGAACCATCTGCACCGACGTCCATCTTGTTCTTGTCGTCGATCATCTCAATAGTTATGCCCTCTTCAGCGTCGCCAGAACCATAGCCGAGATTGAAGGCGCCGCCTGGCCCCACAATAGACATGGCAATATTTATAAAGCTGTAGGCCGCCACGGCGCCCTCCTATGGTTACTGGTTGACGCTCAGCAGCACGCTGACCGACTGCGTCGCTTCGGCAAGTTTCGCCGCGACCTGGAACGGCACCGACTGTCGCGCCTGCCGCTGGCTCTGAGACTGACCCGAGATCGGCGGCTGATAGACGTAGTAGCCGGTTGGCATCCACGCGCCTTGCGTCAGCTGGCCGAAACCTGCTGCGTTCCATACACCCGGTCCGAGCAATCCGTTGCCCGGATTAGTGGCAAAGCCCTTGACCGAGCCCGAGATCGAGTTGGCGAGCACACCCTGACCAGCATCGGTTTGCGGGACCTTCGGCGTGCCCACCAGCACGTTGAACAAGTTCGCCTGGATGGTTGCCGCCAGCACGTCGATGCCGACGATGCTGTCGATGTAGATGCCACTGGTCGCGACGCCCGGCTGCGTGATCGGCGTTACGCCAGCCGCCTGAACGTTGTTGTAGTTTACATAGACATTGGCATTGCTGCTGAGCGCCTGGCCGAGCTGCGTCGTGGTCAATGTGTCCGCCGCGATGCCCGGCAACTGCTTGAACATCAATGTCAGCGTCGTGTTCTGCCCGGACCAATTGACCGTAACGATGCGAGCGCCCAATGATACGCCCGCGTAGGCACTCTGCCCGCTGTACATGACGGCGGTGTGGTTGTAGCCGGTTTGCTTCAACGTGTAAGCCAAGCTGGTGCTGTCGCCGGTCGTGATGGTCGCAGCCTCCTGGCTGGTGACGAAGTAATAATGCAGCGCGGTTCCAGCGGCTTCGATGTAGGGCGCGATGGCCTCTACGTCGCTGTCCGCCGCGCTGGTCGTGAATAGCTCATACCACTGACCGCCATAGTTCACGTCGAGCGTCGTCACCGCGCTAAGGTAGGTCTCGGCAGTGATGCCGTTGGCGACGTAAGCGCCCGAGGATGTCGAGAGCCCGGCGAGCTGGGCCGAGATGTCGGTGCCACCGCCGCCGCCCTGCAGGAAGCTGACGGTCGACGTAGTACCCGTCACCCCTGACGTGATGATGAAGCGATTGTAGACGCTGTTGTAGACGCAGGTCGCTGCCGTATAGCCTCCGGTACCGATGGCTTGCAGGGCCGTCTGGATGACCGACGCCACGCCATTGAGGGTAGTGACGGGGCCGGACGAGAAGTTAAGGCCGGTGATGGCGATGAGACCCGCGCCGTCCACGTTGATCTTGAACGAGCCATTACTGATACTCGACCACGCCGAGACGAGCGTATTCGCCGCACTGAGTCCGCCACAGTACAGCTGACCGGGTGTAGCAGCCTGCGCCCACCGCCCGATGTTGAGGGACGTCGGCTGCGGTAGCTGGCCGAACCATGCCTGCGCCGCAAGATATTCCGGCGCCGATGTGCCAAAGTCATTGGCAACAGCGGTCAGCGTCGAGTAGGTGCGCATCCGCGTGACTACGTCGATCACGCTGGATGATCCCATGACGAGGCCGGTGTTAAAGTTCGGCGTCGGCGTTCCGCTCGGTGTGATGGAGACTGAGACAGCGACGATGAGGGCAACGGGGAGGCCGGTGGTCATGTCTCAGTGCTCCTTAATCTCTTCGCGAACTCCGCCGCCGCGCTCTTCGGCCTCCTCGGCGGCGTGGCGCGTCCACATAGCTTCGACGGCAGCAGCATAAGCCTTGCACGAAGCTGCCAGTCCCTGCGCCCGCACCAGGTTGTTCTGCGTTGCTCGCTGGATCTCGGCAATTGGTATCAGGTTATGGGCGTAGATGTGTGGCGGCAACAGCGCAACGCGCGCCTTGTGCTCCTCGAGCAGTGAGTCCATCTCGGCAGCACGCTTTTCATGAGGTTCCATCTCATCCATCCTACTAGGCCCCCTCAGAGAGGCATCAACATTTATGAAGCTGTATTTGGCCATTTCAAGAACCAGATATGACGCGCGGCGGCTGGCCATCGTCAGTATACAGGTCGACTCCGACCGTCGCCAACGGATCAACCGAGTATTGCCGCGTGATCTGTCTACGGAACCGAATCTTCAAGTCCACTCGATACATCCATCGCTGCTTGAACAATGACGGCGCTACGGCAAGGTCAGCGTCTCCCACCACGTAGATGCCGTTGGCTGCGAGCGCGTCGTTGTTCTGCGGAATCATGATACCATCGCGCAGTACAGCTGCCACGGTATCGGCCTCGCCGTTGTAGCCGAGATCATAGACGCTGGCGAGCATCGTGAACTCTTCGTGACGTTGCAGCTGGTAGTTCGTCGTGTCGTTCGGAAAGAACCCGAGGAACGGGAACACATCGGCCTCGCGGTCGGTCACGCCTATCGCGATCCAGCACGTCCCTGCTGCGGGGATGAGACTCGGTTCCGGCTGCCAGCGCGGGCGTACCAATGTTCCATCCAGGCCGGTAACGCCAACGACCATGGACTGCAGCGCCTCGTAAAGCTGCTGATCCTGCAGCGGTGCGGGCAATGCTGCTGGGACGAGATATCCTCCTGTCGATGAATCGGTCATACGTCAAGCGCCTGATTGGCGGGATTTGCTGATAAAAACAGTTGAAAATCTTTCACAGCCGGAAGCGGTGGATTGCTCTGCAGGCTGCCATACACCAGGCCTACGGCCGCCAGTACAGGAGAAGCTGAATCAGCCACCCAATTCGCCGTCCACTGAAAACCGGTAACTATCATGGGGATACTTGTCGATTTCGTTCCGCCGCCCTGGGCCGGATATACTAGGTTGACTATGACTGAAGCCGGATTGGTCGGGTTGCCATTCTGATCGAGAAACGACGCTGAGAAGAACAGAGTCCCCCCCAGAAAGAATGACGGCGTCGGGCCATAGTAGTCCAGGAACGACATTACTCAATCACCAAATTGACGGTCGCCTGAGCGACCCCGAGATTGACCGTCCACGAGTTGACGACGAGCGAGACCGAGTGCGGGGCGTTGTACATCGTCAGTGATCCCCGCCCGGTCATCATTCCCTTGATCCCTCCGACGAGGCCGACGAGACTGGAATAAGCAGTAATGAGGCCGCGCCCTGTGGCCATGGCCGACATGCGGCCGGTAAGATGAACCATACCCACTATCGCAATGGAAGCCGTCGCCTTGAGTGCGCCTTGCACGCGACCAACGAGCGCAGCCATTGCCGTAATCTGAGAAGTTCCAGCGGCCATCGCCGTCAGTCGCCCGGTAAGTAGAGTATCCCCCGCTAGGCCGGCAGTCGCCTTGACCATCGCGGCCAATGCGCCCGAAAGCGGCACGATGCCACCGGCTACGCCACGACCGGCAGCCATCATAGTAGCACACCCGGTCAACGCGACATTGGCAGTCGCCGTCGCAGCGCCCTTAGCCTGCGCAGCGAGCCTTCCCGTCAGGAAGATGAGCAGCGTAGGGGGTGGCGCTGAACCCTGAGCCTGCGTCGTCATGGTGCCGGATAGCGCTACTGCCGCCGACGGGGCCGCTCGTGCCTTTAGCTGACCGGAGATGCGACCTGTAAGTGCCACGAATAAGCTGATCGATAATAGACCAGGGGTGATCTTGAACTGAGAGGTCAGCCGACCTGCCAGTGGCACGACGCCCGCCATCGCTCCGCGAGCCTTAGCCATCATCGTCATGACCCCAGCGAGCATCGCCGCCCCCGAAGAATGCGCCGATCCTTTAGCCTGGGTAGTCAGTTGCCCCGTCAGCAAAACCGCGCCATGGGGCGCCGCACGCCCTTGCATTGCCCCAGTCACCCGGCCGTGCAGAACTGCTCCGGCCATTACCATTCCAATGCCCTTAGACTGCGATCCCATCTGCCCCGTGAGAGCTACCACCGCAGTAATGTACGTGATGACGATGAGTGCCCCGCCAGCGGCCCCGGATGTGGCCGGACTGGTTGCTGTATTGCAGCCACCTCCGCCGCCGCCATATAGGCCGCCGGCACCGGCCGTTCCGCTGCTCGTATCGAAGAGCCCTCCGCCGCCTCCCCCACATCCGGCTGCGCCCCATTCTGTACCATTCCCACCAGCACCGGCCGGACTCGTAGTTGAGCCCACTCCGCCGGCGCCGGCCGTGAGGGAAGCATTCGCGTCGCCTGCCCCGCCATTCGTTCCGATTGACGTAGTGCCCCCAGCCACACCAGCGATGCCGGCTCCGCTCGGGCCACCTGCTCCACCGCCACCGGAACCGGCACGAGCGGTAACATTGCCGCCGGCGCCGCCATTGCTGAGCGTGTAGCCTACGCCGCCGGTGCCACCAGCTCCGCCGGCTATGGTATTACCGGACGTCACGCCACCGCCGCCCGATCCTCCGACGGCGCCCACACCTGTGGTCAGTGTGATGCCACCTAACGTGGTGGCACCGAAAATGGCATTGCCGCCTGGTATCCCGCTCGTCCCGACCCCTGTAGTTGTTACTCCAGCTACCCCGGCAGGGCACGAAAAAGGTACTGTCGTGAAGCCACGGGTCCACCCGATCCATGGCGTGCCGCCACTGCCGATATTCCCCGTCAGTTGAGCGCCAGTCGATTTCGCGTATTCGCCCCCACCGCCGCCACTCGCTCCGGCCCCAGCTCCGCCGCGCGCGGCACCGCCGCTCCCTCCCCCGGCTACGCACTCAACCGAAACGAGCGCGCCGAAGTTAGCCGGCACGAGCCAAGGCGACGTGTTGGCGCTCGTGAGGATGACTTGGACGGTCGCCACGATGTCAGCTTACGCCAGCGTTAAAGCCAATGTGCCTGCCCCGAAGCTGGCCGTCACGTTGTTCGGAATGGATTGAACGGCGACCTGGCGAAACTGACCGCCGCCAATGCCAGTCGTGCTCACGCTGGCGTTGAAAGTAGCGCCGGAGAGCCCCGCCGTCGTCAACAAGCCAGCCCACGATCCACCCGTGGGCGGTAACGTTCCACCATATTTCTGCGTGACAACGATCGATGACCCGTTGGGAGGGGCGTCAGCCGCGGTATCAGCCGTCATGACACCGGGAGACGCATTCGTGCAAGTGAATGGTATCCACTTATAAATACCAATATAATCCCATCCTAGCAGGTTGCCACTGGTCAATGCGTCGTAGAGACCGAATGAAGTTGCCGTACCCCAATTCGATCCCGCTGTTGCGAATGTGATCGTCGTGTTCGTGGAGGTCGACGAGACTGGAGTCGTGTTTGGCTCGGGATTGTTTGCCGATCCGACGGCCGGCGCAAACGCGCAGAAGGCGAGGCTGTCGGTCGAGCCCGCGCTAGCGTGCGCCGCGTTCGCGGTCAAGACGAGCGCCGTTCCGACGTAGGTCAGCACGGTGCCAATCTGCTGGGAGTTGGTGGCATCGTACACGTTCATCCCCGGCGTCACCCAGCCGGGGTTCGACGTCATGGTGATGTTGGTCGTTGACGTCGTCCACGATGCCGTGGCGGCAACCTGGCCAGCGATCTGCACGCGAGCATAGTCCGTACCACTCACCTCAGTCCCCCCGGTTCCAGCGTCGCTCGTCGGCGCCGTCGTGAACAGGGCAAGATAGACGGGCTGAACGCCGGTTAGGCCGACGACGGAGTTCAGGAAGTTCTTGGCCGCATAGTCCGAGAAGCCCGCTTGCAGCATCGCCATCGAGAGCGCGGCCATGCTCGCGCCTGCCAGCAAGTGCTTTGGCCATCGCCGACGAGTCACGCCGTCAGAAACCCTCTTGATGATCATCGGTCCGTCTCCTGATTAACCCTGGCCCCACCGCGCCGGAGCCTGCTGATAGTCGATGCTCTCGCACTCAGCCTCGATGAACCCGGCGCCGTAGGGCGTATAGTCGTTGACGATTTTGACGATGTAGCTGTCGCTATGCCACAGGACTATGTCCGGCAAGAATGACTTGCCTGTGCTCGGGTCTTTCGTCTGACCCCGCAGGCGAAACGCCGTAATGACTCGAATAGTCTGCGCCTGCGCGCTGAACGCCTCTTCCCGTACAAGCGAATTGTCCCCCGTAGGCGTGACGCTGGCGACGACGTTCGGGATCGTGGTATCGGTTTCGACGCCTTCACCTTGCTCGTTGACTTCCTGCTCGCGGCGCACGACCGTTACGAACTGGCCCGCCACGAACGGGTCGAAGATTACGTCGTCTACATCGATGAGGCTCATCTTGCTTTTGGCCTGATAACGTGCGTTATCGCCGCCCTCAAAGCTCCAGTGTCTATAAGCGGCGTAAAAATGCCCTCGCCCGGGGCGGCGCCAGCGGCAACGTTCGCCGCAACCTCGGCGCGTCGCTTACGACGCCACGTGCCGCTCGCCCGCCGCGCGATGCGCTTTTCTACGGTGCTCGGCGCCAGCGGCGGTGGGATGCCCGCGGTAATAACGGCGCGGATGCTGGCGACGGCGGCGAGCCCGGCAGCGTGCAACCGCGCCATGACCTTCGTGCTGTCGCCATCGATGGCCGCCCTGCCGGCCAGCTGAAGCTGTACTACGATCGCTTTCTTAGCCGCCCTTATTCCGGGTCTCATGAACGGACGCGCCGGGATGCTGGCCTCGGGTGCGCCGTTATCATGCACGTAGGCCAAAGCAGAATTAGATGGTTCGCCGGCCTTGCGGCCCTTGAAGTTTGTCTCCCCCGGCACGCCGACCAGCACGTCCTG